TGGCCGCCAGAATACTGAGTGAACGGCCGAGGATGTAACTCCCGAGTGCGGTCGAGGGCATCGCGCTTCCCGCCGCCCCACCGGTCAACTTGGTGCCCGGCACGATGGCACTATGCGTGGTGGCACTAACCCGCACTTTCGAGACGCCGAACCCCATCACGCTGGCAGCCGTCCCAGAACTGGGCCGATCCTGCAAGACCCCGAGACAGAAGTTGGTGACTGCCGTAGTCACCGTGATGGTAGGGGTCGCGGCCGTAGTCGGCTTGACGACGAGGAACTGATCCGTCGCGTCGTTGTAGTCCCCGGCGGCAACGAACTCCCCAAGGAGGACTACCGGATATTCGAAGGCCATCGTCAGTTCCCCCCTTCAGCCGAGTAGGAACCCCGGCGATGCGCGTCATACAGTTCAGGGTTCTGCTCCAGCGCCTTCACATACGCCTGTTCCGGCGTGAGCTTCTTGTCCTCGGCCTGGAATTGCTTGGCGAGCGTGGCCATCTTGGCACTGAACTCCAAGCCGTCCCCGTCGCCATTGCCGCCGATCTCTTTCAGGAGATTCGACTGGCGCAACTGCTCGGCGATGGCCCGCTGCTTCACCAGATACGCCTCAAACGCCTTGGTATCCAGCGCCTTGGCGATGGCCCGGAGCTGGGGCACCGATTCTGCCGCTGGCCCCAGGTGCGGGACCGACTTGGCGATCTCGGTGAATCGCTCGATCTCGCGCTCCTCGGCCAACTTGCCGATCTGGTCGGTCGCGCTGATGAGTTGCTTCTGGAGCGCCGTCACCGCTTCGCCGGCTTCCTTCGCCACCTGCTCGGCCGTCTTTTTCCCCTGCTCGGCCTTGGCGATCTCGGCCGCCTTGTCCTTTTCTGCCTTCGCCGTCGCGGCGTCGGCGTCCGTCTTGGCCTTGGTCAACTCGGCAACCTGCTTCTCCAGGTCCGCGAGCCGCTTGGCCTCCGGCGTCTCTTTGTCTGCCATGTCTCCGTCCCTCTTGAACAGGTTGACGAACGCCTCTTGGTTCGCCCCGGCATCCACCAACGCGACGCGCCGGATCGTCAGTTTTCGTAGGATCGTGGCCATTAGACCTCCACCCGCTCGGCCATGCCCTCAATCGAGAACATCTTGAGTGTCCCCGCCTTCACCTTCTGGAACGTGTCGGGGTCCACCTTGAAGCCCCCCCACCACCCAGCGGGGATAGCATCCGACTTCAGCCCCATCGCCGTCAGCTTTTCCGGGGTGACCACGAAGGACTCGACCAGGTGGCCCTTGGTGATCCGACTATGCATCTCGTCGGCTTCGCGGAAATTCAGGACGAACTCGTAGGCCGCCGCTTCCAACTCGGCGGGCTCGATGATGTCGCCCTGCTTGTCGATGAGGGGATCGCCTGATTTCTGGACGGCGACGGAGAACCACCCAAAGACAAGGTTCTGATCCGCGTCCAGCTTGGCGACTTCGCCGTGCATCTGGCGTTCCATCGCCGCGCAATAGGCGTCGGGATCGGCCTTGTCTTTGTTGGCGACCACGCACGCGGCGTGGTCTTTATACCGGCCAAGCGGCAACCGTCACTCCCCCAGTGGGTTGGGGAAGGAGTAGGGTTTGTTGCCCTTGCCCGGCTACTTTTTCAGGAAAATCGGAGAATGACCGTGCAGCGACATTGCGGGTGGGCCGGCGGGGTCATGAGGGTCTGGCCATCATCCAGGGTAAATGGCTGGTCGAGTCCTACCCGAACTCCACTCATCGGCTGGCATATCTCGCAGAGCCGAATATCCGGGGTCGTAATCCATTCCCGCTGGACTGTTTCATCCACGAGTCCGACCGTCCGGGCCTGTTCCCAGAGGAGTTGCTGACCGCGGTTGCTCGCCGTCATGCTTTCTGTCCGAGCAATGGTTTCGCTCCGCTGGCGTAACAGGCGGTCGGCATAGCGGCCCACGTTGGCATCAATCACGGCCGCCGTCTTGATTTGCTGCTCCGCCCAGAACGCCCGGCGTTGCGGGGATAACCCGCTGGTGGCATCCCGGGCGATGGTCGCTAACTCCCGGCGCTGCTCCAACATGCGGCGGAGATTATCCACCGCTATCGCCTGCCGGCGGGTCAACCCGATGATGGCCCGGATTTCCCGTGCGGCCCGGTCCGGCCCCATCGTCGGATCCTGGTAGAGCCGCACGAGGATAAGCCGGATGGCCGCCCGGGTTTCCTCAGAGACTCCGGTTACGAGATTGGCGGCGTGGGTTTCCGCCCACCGCACGGCTTGCTGGTTGGTGAGCTGGAAGGAAAAGCCGACCTGCCCCAGCGTCTCTCGATCCGCCTTGTGAACCGGCAGGAGGCTGGCGTGGCGTTCCGCAGCATGGCCCGCCGTAGCGCCGATGATACCCACCAGCCGGGTGTACAGCGGGTTCAGGACGGTGCGCCAACGTTGGTGGTCGAGGATCTGGGCTTCCCAGCGGTCGGCAAAGAATCGGGCCAACTCGGGGAGATTCAGGAGGCGGCGGGCTTCCAGAAAGGCGGTGCGGATGGTGCGGGCGATGTCGGGCTCGGCCTCATCCGCGATGGTATGGGTGAGGGTGAAGGCTTTGGGCTTGGTGGTGCGGACCAGGGCTCGCATCATGCCGAGAGTGCGCCCACTCCCAAACTAAGAACGATGATCGCCCCGCCTGTGACCCATCCGAAGGCACCGACAGCCACCCCGATGGCAAGTGCCAAGCCGATGAAGATTACGACCACTTCCCGGTCAACCGGGGTACGATAGACCCAATCGGGCACTACCCTCTTAGCCATTGTCCCTCCACAAGTCGGCGTTTCCACTGGGGCTCATTCACGAACGCGCTCATGCTGATCGAGCACGCCAAGGTTGCTGCGGCGGGCTTCCAGAAAGGCGGTGCGGATGGTGCGGGCGATGTCGGGCTCGGCCTCATCCGCGATGGTATGGGTGAGGGTGAAGGCCTTGGGCTTGGTGGTGCGGACTAGGGCTCGCACGGCTACTGAGGTGGAGTATCCGGCAAGCCGAATTCTGACCAAGGGCACGTTTCTTCGTCTAGTTGACCGTTTCGTACACCAGAGAATATCCCGAAAACCCCGCAATCCGCCACCAACTCCACTTCGGTTCCCGGATCAAACCATCCATCGGGTGGGGCGATGAGTTTCTGTGGGCGTGGCGTCATCCTCGCAACCACTGACCGTCAATCACGCGCCGTTTCCACTGGCGGCTCTCCTGTTCCACGTCCTCGGTGGGTTCCCGCATGGCTGCTTCCGTGTCGCGCACCGCCTGTACCATTGCGGCAAACTCATCCGGCGTCAAGGCGAAGCCGCTGTCCGGGGTCTCAACGTTGGGTAACCGGATGTGCTTTTCGATGACCCGGGCACCGTAGGCAGTAGCGACGATGGGCGGGATGAGAGACTTGGAGTGATCAGACAAACCCCCCATCCCCTTCAAGGTACTGAGATGCATGGATTTCACGTCGGCGGGATACGCGGCGACACAATGAAGCCAGATGCGCTTCCAGCCCGGGACATGATCGGCGGCGTTACCAATCTCGCGCGGGTCCGCCATACCGGTTGAGAGAATCACCGTCTTTCCAGTATCACTCGCCTTCTGAATCAACTCCAGCCACCCGATTTCCGCGCTCGGGATCTTGAACGCGCACACGTCCAGTCCCATCAGGAAATCCACGCCTTCCAGACTCAGGACGCTACTGAACGGCACCAGCTCGAGACTCCGGGCGTGGCCGAACAACTTAGGGAACCACGAGCGGGGCGTCATCGTCTCGCTGTAGAGCTGCCGGAGCGTCTTGCCCGCCCACGGGCCCGCGGTCAATGTGGGGCCTTCCCGGCCGACGCCCACCATGTCATCCGGGGTGAACAACTGGAATTTGACGGCATCAGCACCAGCAACCTTGGCGTGCTCGATCAGCATGAGCGCGTTCGTGAATGAGCCGCCGTGACTGCAACTCACTTCCGCAACGATGGTCACGCCGTCGGGCTTCAGGAGACTTTCCGGCATTCGACCGATACCTCCCATTCCGTCCCGTCCGCTTCCTGTATCCGCAGCCCGTAGCCAGGGAAGCTCCGCGCCCGCAAGATGTCCAGTACCCGCCTGACCGGTAACCGCGTCTCCGGGGATGCCCGCACTAACTCAAGGTCCTCCTTTCGGTAGGTGGTCCCTGGTCCGCGTTGCGGCACCCCCGGAGACTGATTCACTACCGCCAGCCAGTTGTCCCGAAATAGCGCAAAGCCCACATCCTCCAGCTTCCGGTACAGCGTCCCCGCCGTGTCCCAGGGCTCTACCGTGACTCGCGCTTGGGCCAGGATCGGCCCGGTATCAATCCCCTGGTCCATCCAGTGCAGCGTCACCCCGGCCGGTGAGCCATCGAGGATCGGCCAGACGTTCGGAAACCGGCCCCGATTCCACGGTAGGTAGCCCGTATGGAGGTTGACGATGGGCAGGCCGACCAGGAGCGGTCCCGGGACGCGGTGGACGTACCCACAGGACACGCCCAGTTCCCAGCCGTCCGTGGTGTCCAGCTTGGTGCTGATCGGGGCGGAGAGCGTCACCGGCTGCGTCGAGAGCCAGTGATAGACCCGGCCAGCCAATTGGTTCGCTCCCGGCTCCGGCCCCAGAAACAAGACACGCATGACCCCACGGTTCACCTGTTGCCCATCAATGGGCAACACCTCAACCCTCTAGTCCATGCTCAAGGGAAAGACGGTCCTCGTGACCGGTGCCACCGGGACCTTCGGGCAGGCGTTCACCCGGTACGCGCTCAATCACGATGTAGCCAAGCTCCGCCTCCTGTCCCGGGATGAGGCCAAGCAAGCCGCCGCCGCCGAAACCCTCACCGATCCCCGTATCCGCTGGCTCTTAGGGGATGTGCGGGACCGGGACCGGCTGGATATGGCCATGCGGGGTTGCGACCTCGTGATCCACGCCGCCGCCTTGAAGCGAATCGAGAAGTGCGAATACGACCCCCTGGAGGCCATCCATACCAACATCGAGGGCACGGCCAACGTGGTGCGGGTGGCCGTCCAGCATCAGGTCCGGCTCATCTTCCTGTCCACCGACAAAGCCTGTAATCCCATCACGCATTACGGCGTGACGAAGGCGGCGGCCGAGAAGATCGTCCTCCACGGGAACGCCTACCTCGGCGGGCCGCCCCTTTTTTCGGTAGTCCGGTACGGCAACGTGGCCAATAGTCGCGGATCGGTCATTCCGCTGTGGCAGCGGTTGGCCCGGGAAGGCAAACGACTGCCGGTCACCGATGTCCGCTCAACGCGCTTCTGGATCACGGTGGAGCAGGCGGTGTTGTTCGTCGCCAACACGCTGGCGATGCCCGGGGGCCGACTCTACGTCCCGGGCTTCATGCCGAGTTACAAGATCGTAGACCTGGCCTTGGCGATTCAGGGAGCGAACGGCCCACCATTCACTATCACCGGACCGCGAGGCGTGGAGAAGGTGCACGAGGATCTGGTGGCGGCGCATGAGACGGTGGTAGGCATGATCGGGCCGTACCGGAGCGACATGAACACGAAATGGCTTGATGCCAAGGCGCTACTTGTGGCGCTGGAGGGGTTATGAGGACCGTTACACTGCGACTACTAGTAGTTGTCCTCGGGATACCGTTCTGTGCGCTCTCGATCGCTACTCTCGTCCTGCTGTTCTGGGTTAGCCCGTTGGTGTGGATTGTGGACGGCCGTCCGTGGTTGTCCCGGCGATTTATGGACTGGACGGACACATTCGTAGCCCGAATACTAGAAAATACATGATTCCCTACACCCGTCACACCATCACGGCCGAGGATGAGGCGGCGGTCCTCCGGGCCTTGCGGTCCGGCTACCTCACGCAAGGACCGGAAGTCGAAGCCTTCGAGGACGAGCTAGCGGAGTTTGCGGGAGCCCGGTACGCCGTGGCGGTGAACTCGGGCACGGCGGCGCTGCATCTGGCCTACCTTGCGGCTGGCTTCGGACCGGACAAGGTGGCTGTCATGCCCGCCATCTCATTTGTGGCCACAGCGAACGCGGCGCTCCACTGTGGCGCGCATATCGAGTTTGTGGACTTCACAGGGGAAACGGTTGAGACATGGGAACACATCTTCAAGACGCTCGGAACTGAACAAACGGAAGGGCGCGTAGCTTTGGTCCCCGTCACGTTGGGCGGTGAACCCCGCTTCTGGGATTGGGGGACGGCTGGCCCCGTCATCGTAGATGCCTGTCACGGACCCATGCACTACTGGTGTGGAATGGTTGCCCCCACGGCGATGGCGTTTTCGTTTCACCCGGCGAAGTTTCTTGCCGCCGGGGAAGGTGGGGCCATCGTCACCAATGACCCGCAGATCGCCGAGCGGTGCCGGTTGCTCCGCTCTCACGGCCGGCTGGGCAGCAGCATGGTGGCGCTCGGCTACAACTACCGGATGCCCGAACTAAGCGCCGCGCTGGCCCGGTCCCAACTCACCCGCGTTATGGAAGGCGTCAAGCGACGGCGGCAAATCGCCTCATGGTATGACGAGAGCTTTTGTGAAACCGCCGCCATTGAGCCCCGGTCCCCGGACTCCTGGGTCCATCTCTACCGGCTTCGGCATCCTGACCGTGACGCCTTCCGGGAACGGCTGGCTGCTCGTGGTGTGGGGACGGCGGTTCACTATCCCGTTATCCCGCTCCAGCCGTATTACCGGGACCGCTTCGGCTACGAGCCCGGCATGTGGCCGAACGCCGAGAAGTATGCCGCCGAGACGGTGAGCATCCCGATGTTCCCCACATTGACCGAACAGGAAATCAGCACGGTGCTTCAGGCCGTGGAGGAGTGCGCGTGAGGCTCCTGCTGACCGGTGGTGGCGGCGCGGGCACGGTGCCCCTCTGGGAGTACTGGCGAGCCCAGCTCCATGACGTCTGGGTGGCCGACGCCAACCCCGAGGCGATTGATCCGCTCATTCCTCCGCGCTACCGGGTGCCCATCCCACTGGCCAGTGATCCGGCCTACTGTACCACGCTGCTAGAGCTGGTGCGCGAGTGGGGCATCGGGTTGGTGATCCCCACAGTAGACGAGGAGTTGCCGATCATCGAACGGCTCCGGCTCTTTGAGGGGGTGAAGCTCCTCCTTCCCGATCAGTGGTTTGTCTCGGTCATGCTGGACAAGTTCGGCTCGATCCGGTGTCTCCGGGAGCGAGGCATTCCGGTCCCCCATACCACGCTGACCAAGCCCCGCTATGGCCGCGGTTCGCGGGACGTGGTGGTGGAGCAGGATGTGCTCCACGGGCAAGAGTACACGGTGCAGATGATGGCCGATCAGTTCAAGAACCTGCGGGCCGTCGTGCCGGTCAAGGTGGCGCGGAAACGCGGCATCACACTAGACGGGGTGACCGATGATAACCCCCGCGTGGTGGCGGCCTGTGAAGCGATTCACCGAGCCGTGCCGACCAGTGGGACGTACAACATTCAGGGCGTGGATACGGGGACCGCGTTCCTGCCCTTCGAGATCAATCCCCGGTTGAGCACGACGACCTGTCTGGCGGTGCAAGCGGGAGCCGATCCGCTGGCTATCTGGAATGGGGAAGGCATGGGACGGGCTCGGCATACGGTTGGACTGACACTACGGCGGTACTGGAGGACGGTGATCGCATGATCTCAATCAACTGGCTCCCTCTAGCGATGGCCATAGGCGCAGCGGCGGCGCTCATAGCCGTCTGGATCGCCGACAGGCTATTCCCGCGAGAACATCACAAGCGGCAAGGCTTCCGTCCGAGTCGGCCGCCCCAATGATCTACCTCACCGGGGCCTCGGGCTATCTGGGCCAGCACATCATGCGGCTCGGCGGGGACGACGTGGTGCCGGTCCCTCGGGATCGGTACGACATGGTGAAGGGACACTGTGTGATCCATGCGGGGTGGCCGACACCAGCAACGCTAGAACAAGCCCAAGAGCTTGCGCCACACGCCACCGCATGTATCGCAAGCGGAACCCTATTCCGTGCTGGTCCGAGTTTCGTGCTCTTTGTAAGTACTCGATCAGAGGGAACAGCTTACCGTGAGTTCAAAGACGTGACCGTAAATAGACTCAGGGCGCGACTCGTAAATCACCATGTCGTCCGCTTCCCCGGCCTCTACGGTCCCCCGCGGCGCTCCGGCCTCATGTACTCCATGTTCGCCCACGCCCTGCGCGGTGAGACGTTTCTACCGGATCATCCGTTGCCCGACTGGACGGGCATGCGGGTGGAGAAGGCCGCGCAACTCTGTCTCGACTTGGCCCGCGCCGAGCAGCCGGGCCTCACCATTGCGAGAGATGAGGAGTTTGAGGAATGGCTGACGTTCTGCCGCGCATCCTTGTAATCGCCGCGCACCCCGATGATGAGGTGTTGTTGGCTGGCGGGACTCTAGCCAAATACGGGGGCGACGTGTGGTTCGGGAACAAGGGCCGGCAGGATGGGACAGACCACATGTTCGACAACGAACCGCTCATCAACTGGACGCGGCAGGTAGAAGAGGCGATCACCTTCCGGCAACCGGACACTATCATCACTCATCATCCGGCCGACGTGAACAAGGATCACCGCGTCATCTTCGAGGCCGTCATGGCGGCGGCACGACCAACCACCTATCGCGGGGCCATCTGGTGCGGTGAGGTTCCCGGGTCCTCTGATTGGTGGCATGAACGGTTCACGCCCAACCTGTTCGTTGAGCTAACACAAGAGTACGTCACCAAAAAACTAGACGGGATGATGGCCTACTGGTCTGAGTTGCGTAATCCTCCGCATCCACGAGCTACACCGGCAATCGCCGTCCGCGCACAATACTGGGGCGCCATCGCTATGTGCGACTACGCCGAACCGTTTCAGATCATCCGGGAGATACGATGACCCCCAACGTGGTGTGTATCATCCAGGCACGCATGGGCTCCCAGCGGTTTCCGGGGAAGGTGATTGAGAGCTTAAGCGGATGGGTTGGTGGCCCGGACGTGCTGACTTTTGTTGTGCGACGGGCGCTAGAGAGTGGCCATGACACCATAGTGGCCGTGCCGGGGACTGCCGAGAACATGAGGATCGCCCCGCACGCCGTCCCCGTGTTTCGGTATCAAGGGGAGGAAAATGATGTCCTCGGCCGTTATGCCGCATGTGCTCGCTACCACAAGGCGGACGTGGTAGTCCGCATCACCGGAGACTGCCCGCTCGTTGATCCCGTCGCCATCCAGGGCCAAGTGAAGCGGCTCCTCGATACCGGGGCCATGTACGTGTCCAACATCTACCCGGTGCGGACCGTGCCAAGCGGTTTCGACGTGGAGGTATTCACGGCCACGGCGCTGTACGTGGCCGATGCGCTGGCCACAGAGCCGTATGACCGGGAGCATGTGACGCCGTGGATACAGAAGCGATTTGCAAGGGAGGAACAGTGCCAAGGTTGTTATACCGACCGACCCCACCTCTCGTTCGACACTCCCGAAGACCTGGCCTTGATCCGCCGGGTCGCGGAGAAGATGCCATGATCCTGCGCCCCATTGAGCGGGACGACCTGCCGTGGATACGGAACCTACGAAACAGTCCCGAGGTCTACAGCCACGTCCGGGAACGGCGGTTGCTCACCCTAGCCGATCAAGAGGCCTGGTATGAGCGGCTGACCGCAGACGGGGGTCGGACCATGCTGTATTACTGGCTAGAGGGGCCAGGGTGGCATGGGGTCATCGGCCTGACGGAGATTGACTGGCTCAACCGATCGGCCGAGGTGGCGGTGATGACGAACCCGCCGACCAGGGAACCGGAAGTCTTGGGAACCCTCGCCACCTACGCCTTCTGGGTCTTGGGCCTCCACCGCCTGTACGCCGACACCCTGACCGACCGCCGGGCCCAAGTGTTCCGAGATGCCGGGTTTAGTCAGGAAGGGGAGGCTCGGGAGGCCTACTGGCGGGACGGTCGCTGGGTGACTGCGCTTCGGTGGTTTCGACTGTCCACGCCTCCCCCATCAACCCCAGAAACTCCGCCTTCCCCGGCTCCGGGATGAACTCATGCCATTGGAGCCACCATGCCACCAGCCGGTCCAAGTAGTCGGGGCTGGAGACTCTGACCCGGAGCCGGAGAATCAGCGCCACAGGGCCAAATTAAGAGGATTAAGCACGGGTCTAGGTGGTCCGCCGATACTCGCCCCGCCAATGTAGCCGCCATTCCGCGTTCAGGCCAGAATGGCTTAAGCTGAAGATCACCATTCCCCGCTGGGTCGTGGTGATGGTCGCCGCCGTGCTCTGGACGGTCGCCCGGTACCGCCCATTGGTCCCCGTGACGTAGGGTAGGTTGGTGGCGGCGATCAATCGGTTGGCCGTGCTCGACGTGCTGGTGGCCTTCCAGACTTGGTAACTCAGTCCCGTCGAGCTGTTCAGGTAGCTCGACGCGCTCATGGTGCTGGACTTCACCTCGTCCATCATCACGAGCATGTCGTTGTTGTCAAACCACGCCGAAGCATGCGCCATACCGCCTCCCTAGTCTAATCCGCCGGATGCCGTGCCGGACATCTTCGGGGTCAGGGTTGCCGTGCCATCGAGCCGGGCGACCAGGATCGCCGTGCCGTGGGCATGGCCCGTGAGCCCAAGGACTGCGGTCGCTGCATCGGTCAACGCCAAGGTATCGCTATCCGTGACCACCACCAGCAGGATGGACCCGCCGATCTCGACTACGGCGGATTCCCCCAACGTCCCGGCATCAAGCGCCGTGTACAACTCATTGAGGGCACCGGCATCAGTGACGGTCAGGCTGTCTATCTCAATGACTTCTGGGGTAGCACTCACCGGCAGTTCAGGATCTTGGAACGTCTGCGTCCCGACCCCAATCACTACCACACCGTCGGCCTGGGCCAGCGCCTCGGTATCCACAAGGCTCACCACCAACGCCACGGCTTCGGTGAGCGTCAGGGGGTCACTATCCGTCAACTCCAGAGCCGATTGGGCATCAATCTGTCCCGCATCGGCGATGCTCAGGGTATCACTGGACTCCACCGCAATAGCGGCGGATTCGGTAAGTATCCCTTCGGCTACGAGATCATTGACGGCGATCTCATAGTCATCCTCGGACAGCGTGATGGCTTCAGTCGGCTGATCGAGGATCGAGCCATCGGGATCAGCGAGCGTGAGGGCATCGGTCGCCGTCAGGAATTCAATGGGGACGGCGGTCCCGGATTCCGCGAGCGTCCCCCCGTCGGCCGTGTCCGCATAGTCCAGTTGGCTACTGGACGCCACCAGCGTGAGGGCATCGGTGTCCGTAGGGGTGGTCGTCTGTTCGGCGAGCGCCGTGCTCTCCGCGAGCGTCCCAGTCTCACCATCAGTGTACGGAGCGGTGACCGTCCCAGCATCGGCCAGCGTCCCGGTCTCCGCCGTGGCGGTGACGGTGGCGGTTCCCGATTGCGTCTCGCTGAGGGTGGCGCCGTCTTCCCCGCCGAATCCGCCTTCCTCGGTCAGGCTGGCGGTGTTGACGGTATCCGCGTAGTCGAGTTGGGTACTCGACTCCGTCAGGGTTAGGACATCGGAATCGGTGAACTCCGGCACTTAGACGTACCGGATGAGGATGGATTCCGTAATCGGCAAGGCGCTTGCTGCTACTGCTATCTCCCCCGCAAGGGTTCCCCATAGGGCCGACGTGATGGTTCCACTCGGGCTAGTATCCTCGCCAATCTGGTAGGCCACAGCAATTAAGACGCTGCCACCAAGAACGGCATCGTATACCTCGGTCCAACCCGCTTCAAACGTGACGGCTGCGCCTGTATTGTTGGAGACAATCCAGAAGATACCTGCGTTGTTCACCGCATCAGCAAACGCAGCCAATGTAGCCGCAGGGTCTGCGCTTGTCGCTGTAGTACCGGTAGGCGACTGTACGTTAGGGGTCGTCGCGTGCTGGCCAGTAACGTCCAGACAGGCCCAAGCGGCAGCTGTTGAGGTAGCTGGCCCAGCGATATTATTATCAATGCTAATCGCGCCAGTCGTTTCTGAACCGGCAATGACGCGATACCGAAACAACGTGCGCCGCGTGGCACCAGCAGGCATGGTTCTGGACTGCAAGAGTGTGATGGTCAGGCCAGCCAGTGTCAGCGTCGGCTCGGGTGGATTGATTGTATCTACCCGCGCGATGACGACTGCTAATTCATAGAGGTGACCCACTAACCAAGTCCGTGAACTGGTGGTATAGGGATCACCAGCCGAACGGTCAGTCGTGTCAATCGCGGGAGCGATAAAGCCAGCAATGCCAATAGCCATCGCCCTAGACCTCCACTGCGGTCATGCGCCAGATCCGCACTGCGTCGTACCACAGACTCTGGAGTTGCGGAGCAGAACGGTTGAACACCGCGTGATATTGAATCAATCCGGCAAACGTGCTCGTCTTGGCATAGACCAACCCAAACGCTGGGTCCGCCGGGTCACTTCCGTCGTAGTCAAGGACTAGTGATCCGTCAATCCACATCTGGGCAATGCCATCGCCGGTGCCAATGGCACTTTGTTTCACGAACTTCACGGTATACCGATGCCACACCCCGTTGGCCAGTGATGCAGGCCGAAGATCAACGCCAGACGTGCCGTCATTGAGATGCTGACGAAGCCGGATCAGCGGATCGCCGTTCTCCGCCGCCACCGCGATTTTCCATCGGAGGCCAGCCAGTGTGCCGTAGATGTTGGGCGCTGCCGGCTCACTCGTCGCACCCATATCACAGCGGCCATCTCCAACCCCGCCTTGGCGCCACGCAATGAGGAACTTCGAGGCGTTGCCTCCGCAGGGCGTGTTCCCCCAGTCATAGAGAGTGCCACCAGGGAGACTCGCATCGGCTGCAATGCGAAAATAGAGCGAGGTAAAGCACGTTCGGTACTGCGATCCGATTGAAGCGCCTTTCTCGATCAGCACATCAGCATCACCTGGGCAGCCCTCAGGGTCTTGCCAGTCAATACGAAGTGACTGGGAGCCTTCGGCCGCGATACTAGTGTCAAGATTCAGTGTTCCTCTTGTCTCGCGTCTCGCGGGATACGCAGCTTTAAGCGCCGCGATATCCGCGTAGCTCTCGAAATCCTCGTAGTAGACTGAGGTATGAATACTACTATCAAACACCGGTTCCCCTGCATTGGCGCTTGAGCTATCAGCCAACGTCAGATCGTCCGTCCCCGTGACCCCCACCTCTTGGAGCCCCGGGGCCAGCCGCTGGGTCACCGTCATTAGGGTCACAACTGGGACCCTTAACTGAGCGTCAGCGTCACGGTGAAGGTCCACTGGGCCGCGCTGGTCTTGGTGCCCAGGCTCTGGACCTTCCGGTTCAGCATCCGTCGGCTCGCGCCGGTCGAGTTGAACAGCCCCCACTCTTTCCAGGCAAAGTTGGCCTGCGCCGTGGTGAACAGGGACCGCCACGAGGCCGACCGCGCGGCCGTGCTGGTGCCCGTGGTGTGGGTCGGATAGCCCGACTCCATGCCGTCATACGTCTTGTTGGGTGCCGTGGCCTGGAGGTCGGTCTGTGACGCCGCGGCTGTGGCAGTACTGATGCCGACGCCAATGCGGGATGTGCCCGAGCTGAACCCTTGGAGCACGGCGCCCGTGGCACTCGTGGTCGGGTTCAACACGATCAGGCGCTTCCAGATCACATCCGCCCCGCCGTTGGCCAGCGTATTCCCTTCGCCATGGATCGTCTCGTAGTCGCCGGCATCATGCTCCCCATCCGGCGCAATCCACCGCTTCTCAATCTGGTACTGACAGCGCCACTTGATTCCCTGATTGGCGAGGCTTGCCGCCCCGACCCGGCCACTGTCACTGAGTTGTCCGCGTTCGAACGCCATGTCCTTATCCCTCCGATGAAGTGTGACCTACCGCCATCTCGCCCTTGTGCGTTACCCGCTTGCCATAGAACTGCGCGGCGTCTATCCCGGCCCAGACGGACAGGAAGCCCAGCCATTCCCAGGACGGCGCCCACCCGCCGGGCGTAGCTAGCCAGTAGCGGACCGCCGTCCCAAACCCCAGCAGCAGCGTCACCAGGATGCGCGCCTGTGTGGTCGGCACCTTGCCCAGCATCGTGAGCGCGGTGTCGATGGTCTGCCTGGTCGCCTCACTTAGCCGTGCGGGGCTCATGGTGTCCTCCGCATCAGGAAGGCGCGCAGGTCCCGCATCTCCTGCCGCGTCTCCGCATGAATCGCGGCCATGACTTCCATCTGTGCCTCCACGGCTGAGAGACGGGTGGCCAAGGACAGATGCACGGCCAGCCCCGCTACGAGTGCCCCGATGAGCGCCGAGATCAGCGCCAGCCCGACCTTCTCCCGACTCGGGATCGTCACCGAACCACCAGCCCCAGCGCGAACCCCAGCGCGGCCCCGAGCTGTGGGGTGAGCGCGTCCATCCAGGTGTCCGTCGTGACGTCTGGCTTTTTGGATTTCCCGAGCTCGGCGCCCCAGTACAAGCCGGCGACCCAGAGCGTCGCGCCCCCGAGGATTGGTAGCGCCGGGCTCCACCAACCCCCGAGCACCGCGGTGTCGAACCCCATCGCCAGCAGGATCAGGCCGTGCGCGACCCAGGTCCGCTCGTCCTGCGCCCACGTCCAGGCCTCGACCCGGTGGTAGAACGGGCGCAGCGGGCCGGCCGCGATCAGCACGACCACGGCCAGGAGGGCGAGGGCGACGAGGCGGGGGATCATGGCATCCCCTCTTTTCCTCCACCGTCTTCGTCCTCATCAGAGACGCCCAACGCCGTCAACGCCCGTTCCATCATCCGCATCATCCGCAGTTGGGACCGCCGGCCGGCCGGGCCTGTCGTGGGCGCGGTGCCTTCAAGGTGTTGCTCATGGAGGGCAATGGCCTGCTTGAGTTCCCTGATAGCCGTGGGCACATCCATCATACCGGTATGGATCATGACCGCTTTCTCCGTCTTGGTAGGCCGACTAGCTTCCGCCCGCATCCGTTCCGCATCGGCGCCTGTGCGCTCCATCTCCGCACGAGCGCCATCAAGTTCGGTCTTGGCCGCCTCGCGGTCCATCGCCTCTTGTTCCTTGGCTCGCTGCTCGTCCTCGATCTCCCGTTGCTCGATCTCATCTTCCGTCAATTCGGGAAAGTCGAGTTTACTGCGCACCACGTTTTCCACCACAGGATCAGGAAAGAGCGGCATGCCTGCCCCCGTCATCTTGGCGACGGCTTCGGCCCACCCCACCACATCCTCGAACTCCACATCGTCAAAGACGAGATGGGGGGGCTGTTCGACGGCAAGGCCATTGAGGGCCATGACACGCGGAATCGCATGGCGGTTGATGACGCCGGCCACGCTGTCCAACAACGCGTTGACAGAGGTGGCAAAGAGCTGCGCCTTAGTATCGCCCAGCGACCGAGCGCCCACTTCCTGGTTCCCAAGCTGGATGAAGTCGGCAATCGCGGTCTTGAGGATGTCAGATTCGTACCGCTTGACCACCGGATCGGTCGGGACCTGCCGCTCGCCGCCACTCGTGAGTAGGGTCAACTCGTATTGCGGCTTATCGGTGTCCCCCCACATGTCCGAGGGAATCACCACGCCGGCTTGCTCATTCCGCTTGATGTCCGCAACGAGCTTCTTCCACTTCTCCATCTGGGTATCATCGGACATCACCTGTGCCGGTATCCGCATGACCGGCAAGCCGGCTAAGTCCCGCTCAATTCCGATGGCCTCGTACTCCTGAATCCGCTTGAGGAAGAACCACGGCCGGTAGGCGTTCCGCAGTAAGCTGCGGCCTTCGGGGTTGTTCTTGTACGCGAACAGGCGAAAGAGGAGCGCCTTATCCAGTGGGATGAAGGCATAGGTGCCCGTGGCCGGATCGAGCTGGTGCATGCCGGACAGCCCGCCATCGTCGGCGAACTCCCAGCGCCACCGTGTCTCCTGCGCACGGATCGGCCATTTACGCCAAGATAGGAAGCCGTCGTCGTGGTGACTGGATTTCCCGGGCTCCGACTGCTGCCCCTGGCGGACCTTGTAGACGAGCTCATGGTAACTGAACCCATAGACCGCACACGACAAGATCTCTGAGAGCGTGTCGGGCCATGACATGGACATATCGTCCAGGCTGGAAAGGATTAGCTCCTTTGCCTGATTGTCAGCGTTGGATTCCCCGCCCGCTTCTACGCGCTTGCCGGTCCCGCGGGCCAGCATTTCCAAGACAAACAGCAAGGCCCCCACGGCAGAACTGTTGTCCCGCATCTCCCGGTAGACGGCGAGGGCCTTGTCCCCGGAGAGTTGGGGCAACCGTTCCTCGGAGATGAACCCACCAGTCCGCCGCAAGCCCGTGGTGCCCAGTTCGACCATCGGCCCAATGCGAGCGACAGGATGCGGTCGCCCACCAGTTAGGGCAGCCAGCTGGCCGGCAAACCCGGGATCGGCCTTGCGGGTCATGTGGGTCATGCGATAGCCCAGGGATTGACCTGTACCACGCTCCCGGGCGACGCCACCGCAATGGGTTTCATCGGGAATAGCTCCGTGTAGCCCCAGACTTCCGCATCCAAGCGGTCAGGGCTCGGCATGTCACCCAACGGCTCCCAGGTACATTGCTGGTCCTCTAGATCCTCGAACAGCCTGACATGATGGGCGCGGCCTTGCTCAAAGAGCGAGACCACCGGCTCGGCTCGCGTCCGCTTCCCATCAGAAGCATGGACGAGGCGGACGGGGATGTTGGGCGCGACCGTCCGAAGCGTATGCTCTACCATGTCGCCGCCCTGGTTCGCTTCGGCCACCACACGGTCGGCCTTGAACTCCTCATAGGCTTGCACCACGCGACGGGCCCAGCCGTCTGGGGAAAACCGCCCTGACCGATCCGCTCGAGTGTAGCCGTGACCATCTACCCCGAGGGACACAGCGACAATGCCCGTCTCGTTTGATTCCTGCTTCTTGGAGATAGCGGGGTCTACCGCGATCACCGTGCGTTTGGCGCCGCACGGCATTTCCCGAACCCGGGTGCGATTCAACAACTCGCGCGTCCAAAGTGCCCCTTCGGCTTCCTCCAACAGGGCCGCATGAAGCTCCTGCTGGCCCTTGGTCGTGCCCTCGTACTTACTGACCACCGTGCGGAAAAAAGCCTCAGCCAAGTGATCCACGTTTTCGTAGGTCGAGCCCCGGGTGACCGTGACATAGGGAGCTTTGACCAACTCACGGAGCAAGCTGATTGGCTTCGGCGTCGTGGTGATGACACACCGTGGATCGTCCCCGAACCGAAGCCCAAGCATGGCGTTATCGTAGGTGTCCGTCGGGTACTGCCAAGACGCCAACTCATCAAACCAACCCGTGTCCGCATTGATGCCGCGGGCGGTATCCGGATCCTCCCCTGACCGTACATGGGCGATAGCTCCATTCTGCCAGGTAAGGAGGAGTTTGGACGACTCATAGGTTGGACGTTCATCGGGGTGACCGATGCTTAAGAGCCCAGACGGCCCGTCGAGCATGTAGTCCCGAACATCTCTCGGATTCCGGCCAATCAAGAGGCCTACCCGCATGATGCCCCGCTTGACTCGCTCCCTGATCCACTCGGCCCCGGAGCGCGTCTTGCCAAAGCCCCGGCCAGCGAGTTGCAGCCAAATGACCCAATCCCCAAGCGGGGCGATCTGACTGGCGCGGGCCCAGAAGTGCCAACGCCATCGGAGATCAGCCCTTTCCGTTGCGCTGAGGGCCCCGGCGAGTCGCCGCCGCCGTTTGTCGGGCAGCGATGCGAGATAGCTCGCCCATGAGCCAGTCCCCGGCGGTTTCGCGTTGAGTAAGGTCTTCTTGCTGAATCGGGCCACCGTTTGGGCCACTAAGTTCAACCCGCTCCTTCCAGAGGTTGTGATACTGACCAGCCATCTTCAGGGCGGCAGACTTGTCCCACAGGCGGTATTCAATCCGCTGAGTTTCAATCGGGGTCGTACCCTCCAGGCGGCGCTCCCGAGTGATCTTGACACTCGCCACTGCCCGCATGGCCTCATCGGGTGCGCCCTCAGCCAGTCCCAGGCTCCCAGCCTCATCTAACTGGTAGTGCCGCACATCAGACCGGACGAGGATGGCTAATTCGGCAAGGACTTCATCCTTCTCAAGCCCAATCCGCTCAAGATGTTCCGTTTCAAGGTAGGCAACCCGGGCCTCGATCTTAGCTTGAGCTAGCAGACGGGAGGCGTTGACCCCGGCGATATCCCTATTCCTAACAGCGTAGCCAGCACGGAGATACGCTTCCACGCCATTGCGATCAATGGCATACTCCCGGGCGAATCGCTCATGTCGTGGGTTTTCTAGTGGTTCCTGGGCCTCAACCATGCAAGGGAATAGGGCCAGTGTTGCCCTACGGTGGCTACCGCGTTGCCCTAGGAGGCCATGCAGACCGGGCAGACACCGATGGTTTCCCCCAGCATCGTGAATCGGATCTCTAGTTGCACCCCGTGTTCAGGACATCGAGTCAGGACGGGCGGGAACCGGAACTCGGGCTCGGGCGTGCTGGTGGGGTTCTTGTAGGTTTTCCAGTGGACGAGGCGCCAGGAGTGACGGACATTCCAGCCGGCTTCCTGACTAATGCCGCGGAGCGTGATGTGGCCAGCCTCGTAGCGGGATCGGAAGTCTTGGGCTTCTGCCCAGGTGAGGCGGCGGGGAAAGGCCATCAGGACCGCTCCTCCCATCGTCGTTGGTAGTCCGCGCACAGTCCTTCAAGGCTCACCCCGTGGCACCGCTCAAAGCCTTCCCGGCCAAGTGTATGCCGGGCTTCAGGACCATCCCGATGGAGCTGCGGGGCCAGGGGAATCGTGCGCCGATCATCGGCCCGCTCGCCGCGTTTCCGCTCATGATGCACTTCGACTGGCCACGTCCCGCTGATGGCGCACGGCAGGGTGTGCAACCACGCCATCTTCTTCGTCAGCGCGCCTCTCCCGCCCTTGGTGACCTTCCGGGCCTTCGGCCGCTTCCCCCGGGCGAGCCAGGTGGAGCGTTTCAGGGGCTTCGGGTCCCGGGGGGCGCGGGGCTTTGGTTTCGGGAAACCGATCATCCCTGACGCTCCGCTTCACTCAACGAGAGCTGGCCAGCAGCCTCGATGGCTTCCCGCTGGCGCCGTTTCCGCGTCGCGTTCCGATGGCTCCGGTCGTACCGGTTGTGACACCGTTGGCACCAAGCGCGAAGGTTCTGGTCCGTGCAGTGCTCCGGCTGGTGGTCCAGGTGGCCCGTCGTGAGGACGATCTTGACCGGTGCAGTGAAATCCCGGCCCAACGGACCACGCGCCCGAGTCCACATGCCTGGTAGGAGAACGCTCCACCGGACCCGTTGACCGTGGGGCGCGCGGCAGCCATCGGCGTCGTGCTCCAGCCCGCATTCCCCCCGACACTCGCAGCGCCCGCCGGCCCGGCCGAACCGGATGCGGTCGCTGATCGCCGCCCAATCCGCGGGGTAGCGGTCCTTGTTCTCGGCCAGGATGGGGCTCACGGGCCCTCTCCAGCACGGCGGGACGGCGCCCTGCTGGCCTTTTTCTGGCTTGGGATGTGAACCGTGAACGCTCCTGGCGCGTTGATGGAGGCGTCACTGATGGCCTGCTTGATGAGGAACAACACCATCGGGTCGCTTCGGAACCACTCGCCCTTCAGCCGGTAGGCATGGAGGACCCCGTGAATCCGCTGCTCGAGCCCGAAGCCACCGTGCTCCACCCAGAGCTCTAAGACCAGCTCCGTGGGCGATGAATGTCGGAGACTGTGCAGCCGGCGGGGAATGTCTTCCGAGATCCCGACCTTGAGCCGCCCCGTCTCCCGGCACCGAATCACATAGACGTCTGACCGCTCACGGTCCAGCACGCGGGGTCGTCGCTCGCCGCGGAGCCGGTCGCGGAGCGTCTCTGCGTACTTCAGGGCCTCGATCCCCCCGGCCGCCGTGTCAGGAAACCGCTGGCCCCAGTACTGCCCCTGCTCGTCTCGCCAGAAGACGTGAACCAGCCCACGCTGAGCCAGGATGCGGATACCCCACGCCCCGTGGGCGATCCGGTAGAGCAGGACGGCCCGTTGTGGGTCCGGTTGAGGGTCGGACCCAGCCGTTTCGGGCTCGGTTCGGTCGTGTTCGGACCCGTCGGACCTTATGATTCCCGCATGTTGCAAGACTTCGGATCTGGTGGTTGGGGGTTCGAGTCCCTCAGGGCGCATCTGTTTCACGTGGAACAACTTAGCCCATTCGGGATCGTTAGGCAACATGGGGGACGATGGGGGACGGATTGGGGGAGTCATCCCACCACCGCCAGTCCGGCAGCGCCCTGTTCCCGAAGCCAGGCCCGCATCCGCTGACCGTCCTCACCGAGGTATGGCCCGACCGCGTGCCAGCGGTACCGATCACTCACCGTCCGGGGCCCGTGGCCCTGGTAGATGTCCTGCCGGGTCTGGGGGATGCCGGCCAGCTCGAGCCAATGGGCGAATGAGCGCCGCAGGTCGTAGGGGGTATGTCCTGGCGCCGCGGGGCGGAACAGCCGCCGGAACGTGCTCACCGCCGACCCGGGCCGCACCAGCTCCCCACAGACCGGCACCACCCGCTCCCGGCTCGCCGTCTTGGTCCCGTGGATCTCCACCCGATCACCCACAACCGACCACCGACCCCAGTACTCCTTGAGCCCCATGCCGGTCAGCGCCATCGTCCAGCACATGGCCGCATAGGGCTGCGTCAGCGTCTTGGTGAGCGCCGACAACTCGGCGGGCGTGAACGGGTGACCGGTCGCCTTCACTTCCCGGAGCTTGGGCACGTCTACCACGTCGAGGTAGAGCCCGTGCCGGGTGCCAACCGTGACCCGGAGGAACGCCTGAAACACATACTTGGTGCGGTTGAACTGCGTCGGCCGATCCGCCAACATCACCCGGTAGTCCCGGAGCGCGTCCGGAAGGCCGGCCAGGGTCGGATCGGGAAGTCGGCTGGAGAACGTGGCCAAGTACTCGGTGGCGTATCGCTTGGGCCCAGGGGCGAGTGCCGTCAGCCAAGCGTCCGTGAGCGGCCGGAGCGGCCGGAGATCCGCCGGGCGGGGTAGGGTCGCCACACTCCGGCCCCCGGTGAGCTGCCCCAGGACGTAGAGCGGTTTCAGGTGCCCGTCCCGAATGGCCTCGAGGTAGTCATGCCGGGCCGTGGTCCAGAGGCTCGAGAGCATCGTGTTCAGCGCATCGAAGACCCGGCGGTCCATCGTCCCAGACGCCCGGCGGATCCGCCCGAGACCGGGAAAGACCCGGTCCAGGATGAAGGTTCCCGCGGGCCCGGCCTGGTTGCTCGAGCGGTGGGTCATGCGACCCCCAGCTTATGATGCCTCACGAAGGCCTCCACGTCTTGCCGGTCGAAGCGCACCGTCCGTCGGCCCAGCATGACCCGGCGAAGCGGGAACCGGAGGACTTGCTTCCGGCTCACCCTCAAGATGGCCGCCACCTCGTCCGGTGTCAGCAACTCGCCCAGGTCTGCCGGCCGGGCCGTCACCGGCCCACCCTCCGGGGGAGCACCCAGGGGAGGCTCACCGAGACACCAGGGGAGTCGGCTGCTGCGCACCGTTGATGAGCCGGATGGCCTGCTGCAACCCCTCACGGATACCGGCTTGATAGGCAGGCTCCCGTGCCAGACGTTGGGCGATGAAGGCTCCGAGCGCCCGCGACCAGTGAAACCAGCCGCTCCGGTCAAATGCGCGCCACTCGGTGAACGCCTCGTCTGCCCCGTCGTGGAACACGCGGCAGAGGATTTCCAGCGCGCAGCGGTCGGCCTCCTCACACTCGGGGTCTTGTTTCCGCCGGCTCACCGGCTCCCTCCTGCGGGGCGCGCCCGATTAGCAGCTTCCTGCACGTCCTCGCCCACTAAGTCGCGGGCCCGTATCCAGTCGTAGCCTTGGTCAGTGATGCAGACTACCGGCCCTTGCAACGCTTCGAGCATCCGGCCCCCGGGGTCGCCGCCGTAATGAGCCAGCAGAATGTCGCCGAGCTTGCCCGCTTCTGTTGCCGCTAGCAGAATGTCAGCGCGGTCGTTGGTCCACTCCGGTACAAACAGCGGAACGTATTCCGGCAACTCCGCACCGCCGGTGCCCTGCTTGATTTTGGCGCCGCACGCTGCTCGGAAGTCGCGGTACTCTGCGAGGCAACGCAGCAGTTCCAAGCGGGCGTTCTCGTTCACTATGGTCTGCGGCACGTCGCTCATGGCGGGCCGTCCGTCCCGGCCATCTCTCGCTCAACGGCGCGTTCAAGCGCCAGGCGGAGGCTCCGAAGTCGTGAGCGAAGTCCCTGGAGATCAGTCTCGCCAACCACACCTTCGATCTCGATGAGACCATGCATGGCCGCTTCCGCATCCCGCACATGGGCGAGCTGTGTGCAGATGATATAGTCGCGCTCGGTCATGGTGTCCCTCCGTCCGTCCCGGCCGCAGGCAGGGAGTCGGCTCCCTCAAAGGGATTCTCACCGTAGCTACCGCCGCACTTCGGGCAGCACCAGAACCGGCCACGCTTCACCAGTTTGGCGTTCTTGCAGCCCCAGATGGTGCAATGATCCGTCGGACCGGTAGCTTGATCCTCGCAACTCATGGCTTCTCCTCCGGGGACGCCACGGGAGGACGGGCGGTGGCATTCCATCCAGGCGTATGTGGAGGAATCGGGCGCGGCGGTGGTGACCCGATCTTGCCACCGGCCTTCCAGTCGCCATACTCTCGGTCGAATCGCGCCTTAGATTCGGCGTACAATCGTTGCCCGCGCTCCGTCAAGAACAGCCCGGCTATACGCTCAATGTCGGCGTCGGTTGCCAGCATCACGTCCCAGCCCTTATCACGGAGCCAACGCAACACCTCGGCTGGCTTCATGCTCTCACCCTCCCCTCTGGCGCGTGGCCAGGAACCGCTCGGCCAGCTCGATTGCAGTCACTAGAACGCCATCGAGCTTACCGATGTAGTGATTGGGGTTTACTCGATGCACTTTTGCCGCAAACTCCCGCACCAGCGCCGCGCCGTCGGGCTCCCCCTGGAACACATACCGCATCACGTCACAATGCTCCCGAGCGAAGCGCACGGCGTCACAGAGTACGCCAATGAGATGGCTGTCTGGGGCCACCTTCCGTTGTTCCTCAGCAATAAGCACCAGGCATGAGCGAGCAAACGCGATGATGCTGGTGGTGAGGGTCCTCCCCGCCACAGTCGGCAACTCGGGCCACGCTAAGTCTTGGTGCGGAAGTAGCGACTCGCCGGCATCCACACGGTCCTGGACGAAATCGTGTAGTTCATCAAACGACTTCGGGCTCATGCCCCCTCCCCAGGCCGCGCGCGGAGGGCGGCCCGAAGCTTCACCAACAAGTCGTAGTCGTCGGCTTCCAGTGTGTAGCCGTCGCCTGCCTCAATCAGCCCATCAAGGTCGGATAACAGCCCCTCCCGCTCGGCCGACGGGGCGGCGGGTGCATTGATCGACTCAGCGAATCGAGCGAAGGCTGCCAGCCCCTCCGTTCGGGCACCGACCCACGGCGCGCTGATGTAGGCGTATACCTGTGCCCATTCGCCACCACGGCCGTCAAGTTGAATCCGGAGCGGCACGGCCCGGAATGCCGTGGCATTGTCGGGCCCACACGCCCGCACCAATGCCTCCAGCATTCGCCCTAGGTCGTTCCCGTGACAGGTGAGGCGGAGGAATGGATCCGTGTTCCCTGCCCACGGACCGAGCGCGTCGGGCCAGTCCGGATGGCCCTGGCAACTCTCGCCCGTGGCAACCCAACCGCTCTCGTTGATCCGCCGGCAGATGGGTGCGATGAGAGGATCGAGCGTCGCGTAGTCCAGCACGTTAGGTAACTCGTAGAAGATGGCCCCGGCGGCCTGAGCCGCAGCCCAATTGCGGCGCTCAGTCATCATCGGCTCTCCCGCAGCGGCGGGCGCGACGTGATCCACGGCGTAGGCGGCGCGGAGCCCTGCTCGGATGGCTGCAAGCCCACTCGGTGCCGATGAATGGTACGGAGGCGAATCCCCGTAGCTGTGAGCGTACTCCGCTCGGTCGAAGGCTTCTAGCGCCGCCTCGCTCGGCTCCGGCCCAGGGGCGGCACTGGCTGGGGGCATATCGTCCTCGGGTGGAATCTCGAAGCTCGGCCGCCGGATCGCTGCGCGTTTCATCGGGTTCATGTCCCATCTCCTGCCGGGCCGCGTGGGGTGGCGCGCTCGCGATTGGTTGGGCACTCCCACTTGTGCGGCTTTCCTCGCAGCACGCCGCAGAACTTGCAGACGCCTTCCGGCGCGGGCCGGGCGGCCTCCACGGCGGCGGCCTTCAGCTTCAGCTTGGTCGCGTACCGCAGAATCTCGATTGCCGACTGCCCCCCGAACGCCTGATTGACACCACAGAGGTTGGTGGGCATCCCACACGCGGAGAGCAGCCCAGCCACCGCCTCGGCTAGCTCGGTGGCTTCATCCAGCCCACCCGCTGCCGGAGGCGCGGGAGCCGCCACACTAAGAGTCTCGATGCGTTGCGCCAACTCAAACAGGGTAACTCGCCGAGTATCGCCGAGATTGAAGGCGAACGTGATCCTTCGCACTTCCCCGGCACAGTCTGCAAGCGTAGGCCACCGTTGCTGCGTCAGCGCCCGCTCGCCCTCGGGTGGGGTCTGGTCAGCGTCGGTCATGGGTGATAACTCCCATCGCCAGAGTTGAGGGCTTGGTCCAATCCGGCTGGTGGCCCGGAAATCGGCTGCTCCGCCTTCAGCACGGCCCGGAGTCGGTCGGCCCAGCCCTCGATAGTGGCCGTGATGACTTTGCCACGGTCGCCTGACCGCACGGCCTGAATGGCCTCGCGCATCTCCCGCTCAAGCAGTGCCACCACCCGGCGGAGGTCGTCGGTCATCGGTCCACCCCGAACCGCTCCGCGCACCACGAGTCCTTGATGAGATAGACCACCGAGTCCGCCCCAGTAGGCAGTAGCTTCATTTCCGCACGACACACCCGCTCGTGGTAATCGTCCGCGACGTAGGCCGGCGAACAGGTTACCAATCCGAACACGGTACACACGAGAAACCCCGCCAGTATTCCCCACACGAATAGGTTCAGATCGTTGTTGCTCATGTCTCGCTCCTCACGCCGGGCCACCGCGCCAGCGAGTCTCGTAGCCGATAAATGGCGCCAGTCTGTGTGAGGGCTGCGTCATACGCTGCGCTATCGGCGTTCAGTTGGGCTTGCTTGCGATTCTGCACCGCCTCTTGCTCCGCATCCCGCAAGAAGGCCGCGACCGTGGCACGCTGGGAGGCGACCGTTGACACCCGCTCCACCACAACCGGCCCCGGAGTGCCCGTCCCCTGGTTCACACGCATCTTGTGATAGCGCGGATCGTCGTGGCCATACACAATCTTCGAATCGTCGCTCACGTTCCCGCTCCTTCCGATGCCTGACGCTGAGCGACCTCGCGGAGTACTTCGCGCATCCCTTCCATGACGCCGCCGCCATGCGTGGCAAGGTATTCTGGGTTGGTCGCGTGGGCGGCGTTGTAGATGTCACCGAGTTGCCCGCCTGTCAGGTCCGTCCCCAGCACGACGCCGGATGCCAGCAGGGCGCGAGCGATGTACTCTGCCCAAGCGCGCGAAACCACTCCACGCTGGACAATCACCGTCGCGATCCGCTCCACCACCGTCGCGTCGGTCATCCGGTAAACTCCTGCCCGTTCAGGAAGATCCGAAAGGGATACCGCTCGACACAGACCCGCAGCTTCACCGCTGCGTCATCCCGCATATGACCCTTGACCTCGTGGAGCTGCACTTCGCCGTCCTCCAGGATCACGAGAAAGTCCGGCGTGTAGCGACAGTCGGGCCCCAGCTTGAGCGTGATGCCCTCGTACCAATAACCCTGAATCCGGCCGGCGCGCTTCTGGGCTTCGAGCCCCAGCGCGTAGGCCGCTTCGAGCTTGTTCATGCGGGACGAGCGGGGCAACACACGGGCCGTCATCGGCCCCCTTTCGCAGCGTCCTCGTACAAAATCCGCTCGGCAATCCGCGCCTTCTCCCCATCGTAGAGCTTCCCGCTCCGATGATCCCGGGGCGCCTTCCGGCACTCCGCCTCATAGCGGAGCCGTTGCGCGGGACTCAGACGGGCTACGAGGCGCATCACCCAGGCCCTCTCTTGGGGGCGGAACTTGCCAGCCGCGTCACTCATCGTCGCCGGACCCAGCCCCGTCCGTGACCAAGTGGCCCGCACCTTGACATTGCTGCCCATATCGCTGGTGCGCGCGCACCCTTAGGACACTCCCGTCGCCGCCCTTCGGAACGAAACCCACCACGTTCACGCCACATATGGGACAGACCACGCGCGGGAAGTGTCGTCGAATCACCATCTCCTCTGACATGCAACGCCCTTGTTCTGGACTCAGCGGGCTCATCGCTCGCCATCCTCGCGGGCCGGTGGAGCCGGGCGAAGCTCACGCCGGGAGCGCAGCAACATTTCTTGGGCGCGGTCAAGCGCCCATTTCTCGTCTTGTTCAGCGTAGCCTTCGCGCATAGCTATCGTGCCAGCCGCGAACATGGACGCCATCAACGCGACGAGATCGGTATCTTTCATGGTTGCCTCTCCAGTGTTGTTGGCGCTCATCGTCGCCTCATCTTCCACGCCTGCTGCATTGCGTTGCTGTCCAGAAACGCCACCAGTCCCACCGTCCCGCTGTCCCGCGTCCACGTCAGGGCGGGAATCGTCACCCGCTCGAGCGGGCACAGTTCAGCCAGGAGGCGCCGCCGCTCGGCCTGAAGCTCCCATTCCTCGGGACCGGCCGCTGCCCAGAAAAAGGCGACGAAGCCCAGCACGGCGCCGAGCACACAGCAGGGGCCGATCAGCCGCCAGAGGATGGGAGGGAGGGTCATCCGGCCCCCAGATCCAGCACGCCCTGGCTCAACCGCTCGGCCGCGATCTCGCACCACTTTTCTTCTAGCTCTACGCCAATGGCAGACTGACCGTGCTGCTTCGCCCACCACAGCGAACTGCCGGAACCAGAGAAGGGGTCAAGGAGCGTGAACCCGCTCGGCATAGAGGATGCCAGATGATCCCAGAGGTCACCCGGCTTCTCGGCAGGGTGCCTCCTATTGAGCGTACGAACCGGCATGATCCCAACCACGTCCTGCCGGAATCCGTCAGCGTAGACCGTGTGCGGCGAGCGACAATGAAGAATCAGTTCATGTGAGTGCATCCAGCCCCGACCGCGCCGACCAGTCGGCTTGTACCAAATGAGAAGCTGAGACTGCGGCCAAATCGGATAGGCACACTTGAAAAAAACGGGGTAGCTTTCATCGTCGCAGCAAACGTAGACCTGTCCCTCGTCGGTTGTGGCCCTGCGAATTGCGTCGAAGGCCTCACGAAAGAACGGCTCCATCACAACCAGGTCACCCCAACTTCGCGGATAGACTCCATCTGCATCCTGATATTTCACCGGCACACTGAAAGGCGGATCAGTTACCACCAGCGCGGCCCGCACGGAAAGCGTTGGCAACACCTCCCGGCAGTCTCCGTGGTAGATCGTGATGCCCGCAGCGGTGTCCTCGTAGTAGGGCGTCATCGTTTCACCCCGCATCGGATACATTCCCCGGCGATCACCCGATCCCGCCCACAGACACACCGCGTCGCGGTCTGGGTGGACACCGGCCCGTCCTGCCGGTCGAGGTCATGCACCCCGAACTTGCGGTCCCGCGAATGGCCTTTGGAACGCCCATACAGGGCCGCCACGCTCTTGGCCCGGGCTTCCCCTGAGGTCCAGCCGTAGTCGCTCATAGGTCTCCCTCGAAGGCGTCACCACGATTCTCTAGGCCGGCGAATACGGGCTGGTCAGGAATGGGGTCGGGAACGGGGGTCGCCGGCGCCTGCCAGGTGGCGGGGCGCATCCCGGCGATGCCGTTTCGCTGTTCGACTGGCCCGGTCCGCGGGCCGCTGTACCCGATCCCCGCCTCGTAGTGGCGCTGGTGGTCGTGGTGCACGGCGAGGCGGCCGGATGTCGGGTCCTCCGCCAACACCGCCGCACAAACGGGGCAGGACTGCCCGTGCGCCATCCCGTCGCCCTGCTCCCAGTCGTCGTATCGCTCCTGAAGGGAGCCGGTGCGCTGGGGGTGCCCGCGCAGCGCCTCCTCGATCTCCTTCCGGATCTGCCCGGGTTTCGGGAAGAACCGATGGTCGCCGGAGATGTACTGATCCACCGCGACGGTCACGGCCCCGGCGTCGTAGTGCCCGAGGACGCGGTGCCAGGCGTCCACGAGCTGGCCGGAGTGGAGTGGCTTCCCGTACACCGCCTCAACCCGAGTCAGCAGTTCGGCCAGCACCAGCTTGGGCGTGCTCATGCGCCCGCCTCTCGCCGCAGTTGCTCGGCGTACTCTGCCACACTCCCCGCCAGCCGCGGATCTGGCCGGACCGACGGGGGCGCTACCTGATCCGGGGACCACCGACCAAACGTCGCGGCGAACCGCTCTGGGCTGGCGTACTCGGCCTCAGTCTGGTCCAGGTAGTAGGTCCAGTGCCGGAGCACCACGTCCGGGGTGTTCGTGGCGCACAGGGGCTTCAGGGCTTTCCCCAGGCGTTTGTAGGCGGGCTCCCCGCCGTAGCGGGACTTCCACGCGTCTCCGAAGGGAGTGAGCCAGGTAGGTCGCCCGCGCTTGTCGCGGGATGCTGTTTCTTTTTCTGCTTCTGCTTCTGCTTCTGCTTCTGCTTGGGCTGACGGCGGCTTACTTGGCTGACGTTTGCTGACTGTCACATTACTTGCTGACGCCTTCTTACGGTGACGACGCTGATACTCACGGTTGGCCAGCCGCCGCTCGTCTGAATCGCGCAACTCTCGGTATTTCGGGTAGTTGAGGATGGCCCAGCCGCCATCTACGGCGTTGATCCGCCGGCCCTCATGGTCCTTGGTGCGGCTGTCCGGGTCCGGGGCTGACAGGCGTTCCAGGGCGTGCCTACACTGGTCTACGCTGACCTTGGCCGCATCGGCGAGCCCGGGGACAGATGCCCAAACCTCGCCGTTCCGGTTAGCCATCGCGAGCATGGTGATCCAGACAACCTTGACGTGCATTTCCTCACGCCAGACTGTCGAGAAAATGAGGCTAGAAAACAGCTTGGTGAACCCCACGGGGCTAACGTAAGGTCTTTCGCTGACATTGGCAAGGGCCACCCCCCAGGTTGGCATCCGCCTAGGCCCGTTCCGCGGTCTTGGCCGTGAGCGTGACGGTGGCCTTCGACTTCGGACGGTAGGCCGCAGCGATGTGCTCCACGGCCGCGGCAACTCCGCCCGCCTCCTTTCGACGGGCGATAGTCAGGGCTTCACGGATTCGCTGCGCTAACTGACAGGCGTGGTCCCGATCATTCCCGTCACAGGCCCCTGACATCCTTCCATCGGCGTCGGCCCAGAATGCACGTAGTAGGGCCAGTTTGATCTCGTCGTGCTCGCTCATTGGCACCTCACGCCTTCAGCTCCCGCATGGTGATCCAGCCGGCCAGCTCCGGCCGCTTCTCCACCAGCAGCCGGGCAAAGCGGGATCTCCAGTTTTGGTTGAGTTTCCACTGGTCGTTGCTGGTCTGCATCAGCCCGTCATAGCGCATCGCCTCATAGAGCAGCGCGATCCCGAACCGCCGCCGGGGATATCGCGCATGAAGCGCCAACGCCCGGCGTTCCAGTTCCTGGTACACCTGAGGGTTGGCCCGATGAAACTCCCAAAAGGCCCTCTCGAGCTTCGACGCGAAGGGCAAGGCGAGCCGGGGTGCGGTCATGCCCCACCGTCCGGCGGGCGCTCCATCAACTCCAGCCCTTGCACCGTGAGCCGCAGCCGCCGCTCGACCGCGGTCAGCAGCTCCCGCACCGGATCGGGCAGCATCCCGATACCGGAGACTTCCCGGTAGAGCTGGAGCATGGCGAGCGCGTTGGCCGCGTGGCCCCGTGGCGAATCGGCCGGCACGCCTTCACCGGCGACCTGGGGCCAGCCATGACGAGGGAGGGCGGGGGTGGTCACCCGATGATCTCCAGGCACGCGCGGCCATCAAACCGAGCGGCACGCCGGAGTTCCGGGACTACCTGAACGCCGCCAGCAGACTCCATGCATTCTTCGGCATGGGCTATAGCCGCCTCCGGGCTGGGCCCGTGCCCCATCGCACAGCCGGTTTCTGCCTCTGTCACTGTCCACGTGGTCGCCGGATCGTGGTTGATCGCGGGGTGGACGAAGACGGGGATGCCTTGCACTATGCCCCGCGTCGCGTCACGCTCGTTGGCAAATGACCCCCAGCTAATGCGGATTCTCACGGTGTCGCTCATTTCCCCCTCCTCCGGTGGGCCAGGGCCCGCTCGACGGCAGCCCGCGCCCTCTCTTGCTTCTCCAGTGAGGCGAGCCACTTGGCGTATCCCGGTGCCCGTTGTAATCCACTCAGCACAACCGGAAACGTCTGCATCCACATCGCGGCTTCAGCATCCAGCGCCTCGACCAGCCGTCGCGCGGCGAGGGCCAGCGGGTCCCGCGTCACGGGAGTCACGCTGGCTTCTCCGGCCGACGCGAGGCTGTTTCTTGCGCATCCTCCCCAAGGAGATCGCGGGCCCTTATCCAGTCGTAGCCTTCGTCCGTGATGCATACAACTGGTCCTTGTAAGGCTTCCACTGCACGTCCCATCGGGTCGTTATCAAAATGGTCCAACGAAATTTGCCCAATCTTGGACGCCTCTGTCGCGGCGAGCAGGACATCTTCCCGGGGGTTAACGAATTCCGTACAGAAAAGCGGGACATATTCCTGACAATTCGCCCCAGCCCCCGTAGCGCGAAAGTCTCGATAAGATGCCAAGGTTCGCAGTAGTTCCAACCGCGCGTTCTCGTTCACAGTGGTCATTGGCTCACTTGCCCTCCCGATTCAGGATCGCCCGCGCCTCATCATGCGCCGCCTGCCAGCCCTCGGACTGCTGCTTCGCTCCCATCTGATAGGTCCGGTACAGCCGCTCCCGGATACTCTCCGGCAGTTGCTCGCAGCACTCCACGCAGAAGCCCCACCAGACCAGCCCGGCACTCACCGGCCGACCGCAGACGCAGGTCGCGTGTCGCTGGCTGACCAGGGGCTCCCGGCGCATGGCCACGTCGTCGGCATGACGGGACACGATGGGATGGCCCATCGGGGTATCGAGGGGACGGGGGTCGGTCATGGAGTGGCCGGGGGCATATCAGGGCCGACGTAGGATTCCTCCACGTAGGGAGCCCACACCTTGCATGTAGAACACTGGCGCTCACGCGGCGGATGGGATACGGCTTCTTTCCAGTCGCCGCACTTCGGACACGTCCATATCCAGATCGTGCGTTTCACGTACCGTTCGTAGGTCATGGGGTCCCCGCCAGCGCCGCGCGGGCCGTGTCGCCCATCTTGCCGATTAACTCCCAGACCTCAGCTACCGTTGGGCTCTGTACTCGCGGGCCTTCTTCGATCTCTCGGGTAGCACGAGCAAGGGTCGCGTGTGTCACGATGTAAGCAACGGTCATCTGTACGTTTTCCAGCGCCGCCCGGAGCCGCGCGTTCTCGGCCGTCAGCCGGGCCAGGGCCTCGGGGTCGGTCGCTGGCTTGCAGTCGGGGCACGTCGCCGGATTCGCGGTGTCGTGATGCGATGAACTCAGCCGCAGCCCACAGCACGCGAACTCACACAGCCGTTCCCCGGCTTCCGGTGGCAGGAGTTCGCCCCGCTGCCACTCCGGGCCTGCCGGATCACCGAAGGCTTCTGGCTTCAGGGCCTCGGGGTCGTAGGCGTTCAGTAGGCTAACGATCCGCTCGGCCACGGCGCGCGCATCCAGTCGCACCTTTCCATTCGTCCCACTCGGGCACGCTGCCCAGATTTCCCCGAACACGACGGGGCGTCCACCCGTCACATAGCCGAGCAGTCCGCAGTCGAGCGTCCCACCCTCATCCGGGCTAGTTCGTGTCGCTCCCCGCACACTGAAGGGACCGACAACGTGCGGCTCCACGGTCAGACCCAGCGCAATTCGCGGGTCGTCCGGTCGCGGCGTGGCCGGGCTCCGGGCCTCTCCGGTCATGGCTGCGCCCATTTTGGTGGGAGTGTCCCGTGGCGACGGAAGAACCGAAGGGCGCTCTCCGCGCACTCCTGAGCCCGTCGGGCGTGGTTGTGGCGGTGCCGATGAGGGCAAGCACCGATGCAGCGCCCGGTTCGACGATCCAATAGGTACCCGCGCGAAACCGGAACACCCGTGAATATCCGATGAATCGCCATGATCTCCGGCCGGGCCTCCCGAGGCGGGGTCATCGGATTTCCTGTGTTGGGATGTCGCCACGATGTTGCAACTCGTCGAACCACTCAGCACATTCACGCTCGCACTCCTCAGAGCAGAGCTGGTGATAGCCGGTGCGGCCCGTCTTGATTGCTGTGCCCGCAAAGGACGCGGCGCAGTACCAGCACCTCCGGCCCACCTGGGGCTTCCGCGTCGCGCCGCTCATCGGTTCACCCTCACTCTACGACGGCGCGGCGTGCAGTATCGCCAGAGCACATCTACCGCCAGGTCGGCTACATCTTCTTCGGCGCCGTTGCGACTGAGGGCATCACGCAAGCGCCCCGTCTCGACAAAGAGAAGCAACTTCTGTCTCCGGCTCAGTTCGGTGTATTGCGTCGCGCCGCTCATGGGGCCTCCGGCGGTTCGTGCCGTGCGTCCATCGCCTGATCCACCCGACGGTCCACCACAACCTCAATGAGTGCGTCGAGGGCTTGCCGCTGCGCTTCAGTCTTGAGCGAGTCAGAGAAGTCGTCCACCGTCATGCCTCGGACGTTCGCCGTCACCCGCTCCCACAGCTCGTCTTGCGGGCGGTTGCCGGGAATATCCCGCTGCGATACGCCGGGTGGGAGGTTAAATCCGCTCATCGTGTCCCGCCTTTCTCGATCCGCTCCGTCGTACACAGAGAACCCGATGGCGCCGCAGCCTTCGGGACGCTGGCTGCGTAGTCCAGTGACGTGCCTTTGTCCCGCGCCATCGGATTCATCCCGGGTGCCGCGCGAGCACGCCGTCTAGGTGCCCGGCGATCTCCTCGTCCAGCTCGGTGCATTCCCCGCGCACCCGCTCCACGTCCTCCCGGAGGGCGAGGTAGGCCGGCAGCTCGCCCGCGTTCCGGGTCTGCCGCACGTCGCTGTCGAGGTCGAGCATCGTGCCCAGCACATCGCCCCAGGCTTCGCCGCGCTCAACGCGATCCGCCAAGCGGCGGAGATTCTGGGCGATTTCGGTCCGGGTCATGGGGTCGCCTCTGTGAGATTCCGTTCCAGCCACGTCTTGAGCCAGCCGGCCACGCGCTCGTCGGGCGGGTGATAGCCGCGCGCGATCAGCCGTTCCTTCGCCTCGTTCAGTTTGGCGCAGAAGATCGGCAACTCGTCGGCGAGCCTCTTGAGGAACAGGTCGTCCCGCTCGTAGCGGGTGATGACCGTCGGGAGCTGTGGGTGGTAGGCCACGAGGTCCACCCAGGTCCGCCCGGTGATCCAGAGCTGCCCTTGGATCTGCGGCCGGTGATCGTCCTGCGCTTCCCCGAGGAGATAGGCAACGTGGCCTTTGGCGCCGGGACACTTGATCTCCACGATGCCGTCCGCCCCCGAGAACCGATCCACCGAGCACCCCGTCTCGCCATCGTCCGACTCGCAGAAGCCCACGGCTTCCAGCTCCACGTCGCGCTGGAAGGCGTAGTAGCGGGCCGCTTCCTCCTCCATGCCGGTCCCCCGCGCCATGAACTCGCTCACGTCCTCATCCAACGGCTGCCCCAGCAGCCACTCGGCACAGAGCGTATGGACGTAGCCCGCTTGCGCCGCGCTGGGCTTCGCCGTCCGGGGCGTGAGGATGCGGTCGTAGTTGGAGGCCGTCGGCCGGCCGATCCGCGCGGCCCACCACGCGGCGCTCCCCTGGACGCATTCGATGATCTTCACTTGGCCCGTGCCCGGTCGGCCTTCACCTTCAGTTCACGCATCGCCGCTTCCACCTGCGCCACGGTCAGGTCCGCCAGCGTCTCGACCCCCAGCCACGCGAGGAACTTGACGCGGTCGATCTTCGCGCCCGCTTCCTCGCAGGCCGCGATCATGTCCTCCACCCGCTCGATGTCCTCCGGGCCGGCCGTGGGGTCCGCCTTCCCGTCGGGGTCCGGGTCGGTCATGGTGAGCCCGAGCACCTGGACGAGAGAATACCGGCGGGCGAAGGTGAGGGCCGAGGCGTGCTTCTGCGGGCCGCTCATGGCCGGCGAGCCCTCGACGGTGCAGGTGAATCGCGCCGTCTGGCTGTGGCCGTTCCGGTGCCGGAGCGTGCAGGTACAGGTATGCACACCCTGGATCGTCTCCGAGTCCCAGCCGTAGGAGAAGCCGAGCGCATGGAGGAGGGGCCGGATGGTGTCGGCGATCTCATCTAGCTCGGCGTAGTTGTAGGTGAACTTCACCCCGCCGCGGTCGCTGACCACCTTCGCCGTACTGGTGCGCTGAATGGGCGGGCAGTCGGCTTGGAACTGCGCCAGCGCGTCGGCGAACTCACGGGCGGCATTCCGGGCGCTTACCCGGGCCTCCAGCTCGACCAGCTTCTCCAGGGCCGCGACGCCTTCGGCCCCCTTCGCCAGCGCCATCTCGATCAGATGCGCCAGCGGCAGGGGCTCCTCGGCCCGGACCGGGGGCAGCGGCGTGCCCTGGTGGACGACGGCGGTCACGCGGCCGCCTTGGCCAGCGGCACCTCGGCCTTCCCGACCGTGCCGTTCTCCCACTTGGGCTCTTTCAGCCGGACCTCGGCCAGTTGCCGGGCCATCGTCTGCTGAAGTTCCGGCGTCAACTCGGGCGGCACCGCCACGGTGACGGTCTGGGTCTGAGTGACGATCCGCTTGAACGTGATCTCGATGTGCTTGAACACGCGAGGCATCAGGCGCTCCGTCGTTGGGCGGCGCGTTCCTCGGCCGCAAAGGCTTCGATTTCCGCAGCGGGGAAGTCCCGCCAGATGAACGACCGGCGGTAGCCGTCGTCGTGGCCCATCAGCCAGAGCGCGTAATCCCGCTGGAAGAACCGCTCGTCGGCTTCGCGCTCCATGTTGAACTGGCGCTCGCATTCGACGCAGACCCCGGACCCCGGTCGAGCCAGATTCCCGCAGCCCGTGACGCACGGCGGCTCGATGGGCGCAAAATCGTCCGACATCAATTCTTTCTCGCCGTCGGAGCGCGGCAGTCGCGGGCCCACAGAAGCGCGTAGTAGACCGCCGCTGCGAGCCACGAGGGGTGGAGCACGACGCGGGGCGGGGTCACCGGCCCCACTCTTTCGGCGAGCATTTCTTGGCGAGCCGTTCCAGCGCCGCTTCAGCGAGGTCCACTTCCCCTGACCGGCCAGGGATGAACGCACACCCATGGCGCACTTTGTCCACCGCAGCGATAGCGGCTTCAATCTCGGCCCGCTTGATTCGTCGCCATTCGCGCTGCGTCCGGATCTTTCGGGCGGCCAACACATACGCCGGGGCCGTGCCGGGCTTCCACGTGCTCATCATGCCCTCCGTGGCGTCCCCATCGGACGCCGGTACCAGTGATGCACCCGGACCGGCTGCACGAATACCGGCGGATGAAACGGTGGGATCTCCGCTGCCTGCCGGAGTGCCGCGTCCAAGCCATCCCGCAACGTCTCCCGCTCCGCCGCGCCCAGCGATTCGCCGTGCCTCACGCCGAGCAGGTAGCCCAGGGTGAACAGCAGGAGACCGAGCGCCACGAGCCAGGGGATCATCATGCCCGGAGAAGCCCGCGCCGGACACGGCGCTTCTTGGGCGGTCGGGCCCAGATGACTTGCTGATAGATCCACTGCCAGGTGACGTGGACCGTGGCGTCAGGCCGACGCGTGCGCTTGGGATGGATCGAGACGCCATCAGGCCGAAGTTCAACAACAAGATCAGTTTCCCGGCCCCGGACAATGCGGCGCAGCACACGAGTGATCCGCGTCATCCGCCCCTCCCGCTCTGCCGCCGGACCCACGTCACCCACGCCCGCGGATTCGCCGGCAGCCAGAGGGCGGACACCGCGCATCCCACGAGACAGACCTGGGTGAACCAGTCGTGAGCCCAGCCGGTGAGGGCCGGGAGGACCAGCAGGATGCAGAGGATGACGTTCATGCGACCCTCCCGTACACGGCCCGGCCGATCTTCACCGCCCGGAGCGCCGCCGCGATATGCGCCAGCGTCCGCTTCTCCCACGTCTCAAACGACGCCCGATCCCGGATGAACTGCTGCGCCACATCTTCTTCGCCGTCCCGGATCGCTTCCGTCTCCCGGGCCCGGTCGAAGGCCTCCACCGTCGCGGGCTCGCCGAGCGTCACCCGCACCAAGTCGAGCGGCAGGCACAACGCTTCGGCCCGCACCGGATGCCCAGCCCGGATCAACGCCTCGGTCCCGAGCGCCGCCTGACTCCATGGGCATTCGGGAGCCGTGAGCTTCAACCGCTGCGCCGCGCTTGAGGGCTGAATCCCCCAGGCCAGGGCACACGCCTCTACCGGATTGCCTCGAGGGTAGTTGATGCGGGCGACTCGGCGCCCCACGCTGCGTGCAGGGAAGGGGAGCGACATGGTCAGGCGGCTTCGGCAGGGTTGGCGCGGCGCCACGCGGCGACGGCATCACGGACCGCGGCCGAGTCGGCGTGAGCGAGACAGATCACCCGGACGCCTTCGGAGATGGTCCGGAACCCGGCTTGCTCGAAGGCACCCAGGATCCTGGTCCGCTCGTCCGACGTGACCGAGCCGCCCACGATATCTCGCCGCGGGGCTTCTTGCCGCTTGTCGAGCGATGACGTAGTGTTGGGCGGGCTTATATCGTTGTCTGACACTGACTTAGGCCCCCGGTGGTGTTGGCATCGGCAAACGAACCCGTTTGCGCTTGCCAAGTATGGGGGAAGGGGCGTTAGTCTGTCAAGCGACAAGATGGCAGGGGCCAAGACTGCCGAGATGGCGGGGGATTTCGCGGCCCGACTGGATGCCGCGCTCGACGTGTTGGGGCTGAAGGCCGCAACGCTGGAGCCCTGGGGCATCCGCCCGGATACCCTGAGCCGCTGGAAGAAAGACGGGAGGGCAAGCGCCCCGAGCCTCCGTCACCTCGAATTGGCGCTTGGCCTACCCCGTGGGGCGTTCGAGTGGGACGACGAGCAGTGGGAGATACTGCTTAAGGTGCTTAAAACGGTCAGCGCGACCGAACCCGGGGCGGACCCGGCCGACACCATGCTAGCCGGGGCCGTGGCCCTCCTGGAGCAAGCCCGGCGGTTCCGGCAGAGCCGGGATGCCATCTTCCTGGTGAACCGGCTCACCGATGCCGCGGCGCGGACGGAGCTTCAGAAGCCGACTCGGGCCAGCCGGGCGGTGGAGAAGCCCCGTAAGAAGCGGAAGGCTTGACCGCTGGCCGCGAACGGGATCAAGGTGGTCCAGGAGCGCGTAGTACGCCCGGATGAAGAAGTCCTTATCCCGCCCGTTCGGGATGAACCCCGCCAACAACCGGTCACCGCGGCTGTCCACGATGGAGACGGCAAACTCTCCGTTCGGCCCCATCCCGGGGTCCAGCCACACGCCACGTGACGATTCCATGGGCGTCGAGTACTCCCTTCCGTATCGTCCAGCCCCCCCGGCCTTGGCATTCTACGCGCGCTGGCCTGCCCGTCGGAAGTGTGGCGTCTACGCACTACCACTAGTGGTAGTTGTTCCCGGACCCGGCACAGCGCATCCTTCCCATACGCATGCGCTCTACTTGGCCGGCCTACATCATTCTCGCGCTCGGCGCGCTCGCCGGCTGTCTGTACGAAGCCCGGCAGCACAATGCGCCCGCGGCCGTCTGGGCCCTCATCGCGATGGGCCTGGGCCTCGCCGCCTCCTATGAATCGTGGCAGCGGGACCAACACCGATGAAAGCCCATGCTGTCGCCGCCGTCCTACTTGCCGCCTGTGCCCCTACCGCACGGCCCGGTGATGGCCTGGGGGTAATTCCTCCGCAAGCGTTCATGTGGTTGGGATGTGTGGAGTCTACTGTTCGGGCGCGGGCGGATAGCCTCAAGGCGACCCTAGGCCCATACGAACGGTTCATCCCCCGCGTCCACTGGGACGCCTGCGATGTCCTTGCTCACAACGGGACACCCGAAAAAGTCGAGATCCAGGAAAGCGAACATGGGCGGACCATGAGCTGGTGGTACTACGACTACGATCAGTATGGAGTGAGCGAAGCGCATCTGCTTACCCTCGAACAACGCATACCTCCTCTACCTAAAGCAGATTCCACGAGGGGTGGCTACCCCATGAGTTCCGGTTCCCGATGGATCGTGGTATATGTCGGCTGGTAGAGTATCCCAAGCTAGGTGGTCAGCGTTGTTTCGCTGCCCGTGGCACTCCGCCCGACAAGCTGTCCACTAGAGACGGACAAGCCGGCCCCGGTCGTAATCCCGAAGCGGATGGAACCGGCCGTAGACAGGAGGATCGGCAGTGTAATTGGCCGCCGACTGAGCGCGAGTTGGGGCGCATCGCCCGCCGACAAGAGGATCGGCCCGCCACTCACCGTATCTGTCCATGCCCCTGCGGTGTAGCCGGACTTCTCATGGCGGGCGCGATAGTCGCGGCGGAGCCCATCGTTGTTCAAGAGATCCCGATACTGAAACGCCCCGGAGTAGGCACCACCTTGCCATACCTGAATGCTCTGCCACGTCGTACCGGTATCCTGTCGCTGTAACCGAATGTCAAAACTCCGGTCGCTCGACGGATTGAGTCCCAGAATGATACCAGCTTCGGCGAAGCCGTCATTTTGGATGAGGTTTGTTGGGAAGGCCATTTAGAATGGCCCCGCTAAGAGTGTCTCTAGTCCCAACATCGTCGGCGAAGCCGGGGCGACCGTGGACGTGGCGAACTTGACGCGCGGAGCTGTCGAGGCCCCACCATACAGATCAATGTGTCGCACGCCCCAGGCATACGTCGTATCCAGCGCCAATCCACCACTCACGACATACCGCCTTGTTCCCGCTGGCAACCGGGCCAGTTGGTTGGCCGTACTGAACGCCGCCGCCGTGCTCGTGTCAATGAACATCTCTAGCGGGTAGCCCACCGTCCCAATGCTCCACAGGGCGGTAAAGCCCGCCCCGTTGATGCCCGTGGAGCCCAAGCCTGAGGGGGCCGTGAGACTCGCCGTGGTCTTGCCCGTCGAGACGACCCAGGCCGATGGGATGCGGTTGATGTGCTGATTCCGGGCCCGCCCGTAGTACTTGGTTCCCGAGGCCCGCTGGTTGATCGGTGTGACCCCCGTGGTATCCGTGGTGAAACCGGCGGTCCACTTGGTAGATGTGGCGGCTGGGGTAGTGCTGCTGGCGGCAATCTGACACTCTGCATAGCCACCGGCCGTGATACTGCCCAGCGTCACCCGCACCTGATGGCGACTGTCGGCCGTGCTGGTCGAGAGGGTGATGCTCGGACTGGTGAGCGGATTATTGGCCGCGCCGCCATCGAGGTAGTCATGCGTCGGCCCATCGGGTTGATCCGTGCGGCCGAACACCTGGACAAATCGGGTTCCACCCCGACCGGGAACTGAGGGATTGGGATAGGTGCCAAGGGTCACCTTGACCCAATCGCCGGGCTCGACTGACTCTGCGGACGTGAGCCCCATCAAGGAGCCGTAAACCGGGCCATCGCCAAAGCGGTTGAGCAGTTCCCGTCCGTACTTAGTGCCGTTCTTGATCGCCACTTGATCCTGGTCGGCATTCACCGGATTCGCGGTGTTCGTCCGGTGCCAGCCGTGCCCCAACAACTCCACTTCCCGTGGCTTGAATCGAGTGGATAGATCATGTTCAACGGGGTGCTCGCGTTCCACGACTTCGAGCCGATCCAAGGCCGGCCCACGCAACGTGAGTTGCTGAATCTGAGTCGGGTTACTGAGCAGTGGGTTCGTGAATCGGATGATCTTACCTTGCGCGAACGTCTCCACGGTGTAGCGCACCTTGACCCGCGTCACCTGTTCCCGGCCCTGATGACTCCACGTCGGATGCTCCGCGAGATTCGCTCCGGTGTAGCTGTAGGTGATGGCGGATGTAGACCCCGGCCAGAAGGTTTGCTTGATGATGACTTGGCCATCACTGTTGACGCTAGGCACCAGCCCATGCGGCATGTAGACAAAATCCTCTAACCATTCCGCCATATCCATCGGCCCGGTGAGGCGATACCGAACCCGCACATCCCGGGGCAGACTGTCGAGCGCCGCTGTCGAGTAGCGTGGAAGTTTCGCGCCGGAGCTGGAATAGTCCCCGTTGTAGACGGCGACGATGGTGTCCTGCAACGTCCGCCCTGAACGCCCCCCGATGTGGAGCGGCATCAGATCGGTGGGCGGGAGCGTCATGGCATGAAGGAAGGCGCCTTGACCCGCCGTGCTGAAACCGGACGGCATGCCGACCCAGACGTACAGCGCCGTTGCGTCCGGCTCCTCGGTAAACGCCTTGAGCGGGTCTTGGACATAGGCGTTGTAGTCCAGCATGTCCCGGCTAGGGAAGTTGCGGATCGGGTAGTCCACGCCATTCAATCGGATACGCGCATGGCGAAAGAGTCCCGTCACGGTGCTGGCACTCGCAATGTGCGGATCGGCAACGACATCATCGGCGAGCGCATCGCGGATGAGCCCAGTCGGTTCTTGGTTACTGACGCTCCACTTCAGCCGCCGCCACTTCGCACTCGCCGTACTTGCTCGGAGTTCGTAGTTGAGGGCAGACGGCGGGCCGAACGGCCCATAGATCGCGTGAACCCCGGCCGGAAAGAGTCGCGTCGTATTCGTTGTGAAGATGTTGGTCTGCCGCTCCAGGGTCCGCTCGTCCTCCACCGTCACCCGGAACCCCGCCACATCGGACAGGAGTTCGGTATTGGTGATCCGGCCCGTCCCGAGCTTGACCGCCGTCGAGCCATCCTTGGCGCACCGCACTTGCAGCAGCCGGCCAAGCTTGTCATAGCGGCCGCTTGACGCGAGCAGAGCCGAGAAACTAGAACCCACGTCCAGCACGTCCACATACCACGGCTGAGATTCCGACCGGCCGTAGAGGGGACGGATCAACGGCCTCCGGACCGTCGGCGCTTCGGAGAGTCGGGAGTCGGTGAGCGTGAACGCCACATGCGCCGTGCTGGTATCCGGCGCGGTGCTCTTGTAGACGTAGACCGTGTAGGCTTTCGCGCTCATGTGCCCGCCAGCCGCCGCATGGTGGCCATGCTGTGGACACCGCGGTAGAACAGCAAGTCACGCAGAGCGAGGAACGCTCGGAAGGACGTTCCTAATCCGCCAAGGTGTAGGATGTTGGCCGCCCAGTAGGAACCGACCGAGACATTAGTAGCGGTCGTCGCCGTCGTTTCCGCCGCGCCGTTAATGGACTGACCGATGATGACGGTTCCACTCCCACCGGTCACACTGAGTACCACGCGCAACTCCACGAGATTGCCGACGCTCGGAGCGGTACCCAAGGTTGCCGTTGCCGTCGTTGCGGCAACGCTGGTAAAGATCACCTGATAGAATCCTGATGCGGCGAGGAGTTGCAAGAGTGGATGTGCCGCTCCAGCGGCATCGCTAATGCGCCAGAGGACATGGGTCCCGCCCGTTGCGATGTTGCCGGTTTCCACGAACCGAACATATGAGGTCATGGCGATTGGCCGACCCATGACATTTGACCATGAGAGTTGGTCAGTGGCCCGCGTCACCGCCGCCCCGTTCGTCCGCATGTAGCTACTGGCGGTCTTGGCCATCTACTGCTCCACCTGCACACCGTAGAGGTAGATGTTGCCCCGCGCTGTACTGGCGACCCCGGCCGGGTAGAGACGCACCGCATAATTAAGAGCGGAAACGGCCGACGTACTCCGGGCCGCGATCCGCCACCAGCCCGCCCGAAACCGCTCCATGGGGGCCGCCGCGACCCCGTTGGCGTAGGCGATACTCGGGACGCCGCTGGACCACGATACATTAAAACTGATGCGCGTTGCGCCGCCCGTGGCGGAAATGAGTTGCACCGTCGCCGTGTTCACCGTCGTCCCTTGCTTCGCGGACAGTGACAGAACCGCGAATGTTGAGGTAAGGGCGATGTCTGTACTGCGGATGAAGGATTGCGCCGTGGTCAGGTTGTCACTTAGGAGCACCGCCGCCGTGCCGCCTTTGGGGTCAGCCTGTCCTGTCGTGAGCGAAGGGCTCCCGCTCCGGGACCATGCGACCGTTGAGGCGAATGCTTCCGAGTAGGGCAGCCGATTCGTCCGGGCCGGTTCCAGTAGGAGCGTCGGGAATGTGCGCGGCCCCACGCTAGTGGGATTCGCCATCCAGCTTACCCGCGCCTTGTTCGTGGCCGCCGTGCTCACCGTTCCGAAGCCGTAGTCACCCGAGCTGATGCTGGCGTAACTGGCGGGCGCGCTGGTGCTGGTCACGCGGGCAAACGTCGCCGTCGCCACCCCGTGCTTGAGGCTCCCGCCCGCCCGGTAGGCAAAGATCACGTCGGTGCCCTTTACCTGGCCGGTGAACGGGCTTTCATCCGTCTTGCGGAACCGGACCGAGACCTGGTGCTCCCCATAGCCCGCGCGCTGGGCATCCAACGCCGCTTGTGTCGGGCTCATGGGATCCATGAGGATGACGGCGTTGTACAGCGCCGAGTCGTTGAGGTTCGGGATGTACGTCAGCGTCTTACCCTGGCTCCCGGCCTTCAGCATCTCTATCAGTCCATCCGGGTCAGCCGAGTACCGAATGGTGCCGGTCAACTCGTAGGCGCCGTTCCCAACGCTGTACGTCTCCACAGCGGATCGGTCCAAGGACTCCCGGCGGTAGACGGCCTGATTGTGATGGGGCGTCACTTCTACCAATGGCTGATCCAACAGAAAGACCCGCGACGTATTGGCATCTTCCGTCGAAGTCCAGAGGATCGCGGCATTCCCGAACTTGGCCATTAGCGCCTCGCCAACCGGAAGCCGCCGGCTTCAAGCTGAAGATTGCTCTCGGCGAGCGCCTTGAGCCATTGGGCATCGCGGGCAATGCTGATCGGATCACGGGCCGGGCCGACGTTGATGTTCATGCCACTGAACTCCGGCGGACCAACCGGTGAACCACGCGGCCCAGGACCTCCACCGGGAACGAGGCCACCGATGGCCGAACCACCAGGCACAAATCCAAGACCCGCCTTGAACACGAAGCCGAGGATGCCGCCAACACCACCTTTCCCACTTCCTAGCCGTCGCAGTGCTTGAATCAACGCATCTTCAAAGAGCGACGCGAAGATGTTCTTGAGCACGTTCCCGAATCCCTTGAACCCCTCGAAGGCCGACCGCACGAATCCCCGGGTAAAGGCCCCGGCCGCCGTCAATCCGAGATCATCGAAGTCCTGTTTCATCTTCGACTTGACCCAAGGCGGGGCTACCACATCGGCAAGGTCAGGCACGGGGAACATCTCTTGCCCGATCTGTGCCTGTCGCGCAAGCCGCTCGGCCCGCGTAATCGCGCCCGGCAACCCCAGCGGTCCGCGCGCTTCCAGTTCTCGGAGTGCCTGCACTTCCCGGTTGTAGGCACGGATAGGATCGAGGGCGTCGCGGACGACATCGGCCTGATGCTGCATCTTCGAGGACCATTCTTCTATTGCTTCCGCTGCATGCAGGGGGATCAGCTCGATGCCCTTACTGGCCTGCTCAAAGGCGTCTTTGATCTTCTCCCATGCGCGCCGGCCGGCTTCCCCAAAGCTATCAACAGCTACCGTCGCCCCAGCGACGCCCTTACTCACCTCGATGAATTGCTTTTCCAGGGCCTTCACGTTCGCCGACCGGATAGCCTCAAGGAACACCTTGTCAGGGCCTTCGATGACCCGATCCCGTTCCCGGATGATGCGGCTACTGAGCGCGGCCTGTTGGGCTTGGAGGGCCACAAGGTTTTGGCCCGTCTCGACCTTCTGCTGTTCCGGCAAATCCCGCCACGCATCAGCGTACTTCTTGACCATTTCAGCGGCGTCACGGGCGCCTTCGCGGATCTTATGGAAACCCACGGCCAACGCCGCCAGCCCCGCCGCTACGCCAAGGCCAATCGTGCTGCCGGCGCCAAACAGGAGTAGGCCAGAGGTAAGCGCCCCAAGCGGGCCACGCGCCCCAACTGTCGAGGCGGCCAGACTCACCAGCCCGCCTCGCATCGTCCCTAGACCCCGGCGGGCTCTTTCTAATCGGGGACCGGTGGCCACCAGAATAGAGTTGAACGCGGCCAACTCTTGCCCGGCCGGCTGAAGCCCGGCGCTTCGGAGTCCAATAGCCTGCTGGCGGGCGGCGGCAAGGGCATTCTGGTAATCCCTAATAGAGATGATCCCGGCCTTGAAGTCAGCACTCGACTGTTTGATATCGGTTTGGAGGGAGCGGAAGGCTTGTTTTGCCTGTCCGACATCCGCCCGCGCGGTCATCAGTACGTCACCGACCTGCGCCATGCAGCCTCCGCATAAGTTCTTCCGCCTTTGCTGGCTGGCTCATCCCGTCATCCGGGGCATCTTCCCCGTAGTGCGCCTGACACCAGCCGAGCAAGTCACCGGGGCTGCATCGCGCAACCTCCCACGGACGCAGCCCCGCACGCATCGCTGCGCGTTCCAGCCGTGGGATCAGCTCGTAGGGTTTGCGGCGACCCCTGCTCCCTCCAGGCTTTCTTTGATCGCGCCCGCCACGGCTTGAGAGACCGCCGCGAGATTGTCCAACCCCATCCACCCCTCTACCTGTCCCAGGGTCAGATCAGGATGCCCATGGATGAGTCCACCCCAGACCAAGGCGCTCAGGGTTGTAGGGTCCATCATCCGGTCGGCAACCTGCTCATCCCCCAGCAAGTCGAGGAGATTGACGCCCTGCTCTTTGTGGAGCCGGCGGATCACTCCCCACGGCTTGTAGGCCAGCGTGTACGTCATCCCATTCAGTTGCAGCGTCGCCATTAGGACTCCGTAATCGCGCCGTCCCCGGCCACACTGAAGTTGTGCATCACAGGTGAGGTCTGGTCGCCATCGAGGTCAAACCCGCTGACGTAGCCATTCCCCTTCCACGTCTGCCCACCGGCTGACGTGCTGCTGATGAAGGCGAACCACTTGCGCGTGCCTGCGAGGGCAGCCGCCCGGAGCGTATCCTGTTCCTGGGTTGCCGCCGTCGAGAGATGCACCGTCCGGGCCCGCACCGTCCACTTGGCGATCCCCGGCAAGGTCTGTTCCCAGCCAGACGTGTCCTGGTGCACCACCGAGACCTCCGGCCGGTCGAGCGTCAAAGTTGCGCCCTGGAGCCCGCCGAAACTCACCAGCGACCCACTGGACGTGGCCGCCACCTGACAGCGGATGAGTCGGCCGTTAAACGCATTCGTCGCCATAGTGCCTCCCTTACGTCGTCCGGGACCGCCACGCCACGAAGTTCGCGGCCATCAGCGGTCGTTGGTTCTCATCCCGCCCCAGAAAGAACGGCTCACCCTCAAGCCGGAAATCCAGATACTTCCGGCTGTTGATCGTTAGCCCACCCGTCAGATTCAATGCCGCCACCGCCGCGGTCATCTTCGCTTCCAGTCCCGTGCTGCTCGTGGCGCTATCCCGGACCCGGACCTGGAACGTCGGGTAGGTCAGGTCCTCGGCACTCATCTGGGGGAATCCCCCGGTCACCGTCACGGCAATCATCTTCGCCTGGCTGCTCGAGCCGATGGTTCCCGGCAAGAAGTCCCGCGCGACGATGCGCCAGGTCGCCGTGCTACTCGTGGTCCCGACGCCCTGCGTGCTGAGACGTCGAATGACATCATCAACGAGTTCGGCCACGCTGCCCCAACCCTGCGATAAAGGCTCGGACTTCGGTCGCCACCACTTCGGCTAACCGGCTCGCGTGGTTCTGCACCGGGATGGCCAGGTACTTCCACTGGCCTACCCGGGCGAAGTGCTTGTATCGCTTCCCCTGGGGCGAGACACCGCCTGTCTTGCCCGAGCGGGGGTTCTCATGCACCGCCAGGGCGTAGGGAGCCGCCGGCCCACCAAACCCCAGGACGGCCGCCACGTCATCCACCGTGCGGGGCTGCATCGCCGCCACCGCCTCCGGGCTTGGCACCGCCCCCGGGGGAACATCCCGAAGGCTGCGCGTCATCACAAACCCCGAGGCTCGGAGCACGCCGGTATCTACCGGGACGAGTTGTCCCTTAGCTTCGGCCATGACTTCCTCACCCCAGCGGAACAGGCCGCGCTCGATGGCCACCTGTTGCCCACTGGCCAGCTTCTCCAAGTTGGCCAGCAAGGCGGCATCGCCCGTCATCGTGAGACTCAGGATCTCAGCCACAGTAGAGCACCTGGAAACTCACCCCGCTGCGTTCCGGGAACGTCCCCACGTTCACAATCGGAGGTGTCGTGGCATCGGGCAGCGTCACCCGATCCTGGACGGTGAAGTTCGGCGTCCCGCCCGTGCTACTCGGCCCGACATAGACCTCTTGCCGATACAGCACGTCGCGCCCACTCGGCCCCTTCGTGAGCCCCTGTTTACCGGCCACGAGCACAGGGAACGTCGTGGCCGAGGTGCTGAAACTCGGATCGCCCCGGCTGTTATAGCCCGCAAAGGCGTTCCGAGTCGCCGTCTGACTCAACTGTCCCGCGAGCGTGCGCCAGAGCGTCATGTGCTCTCCGTCTCCGTCTGGATGCTCCCCGGTTCATCCATCATGCCGACCGTAAACTGGTCCACTATACGGTCGGTATCGTCCGCTCGGCTATCCCGGTCCGCCACCCGACTCCCGCCGACGAACGGCGTCACGCTGAAGGCTGCTTGGGTCCGCAACGCCTTAGCGAGCTGCTGGAGCTTCTGGGCCCGATCTCCCCATTCCGCGCTGAACGGTCCAACCGCCTCGCCCTCGGCTAGCCGCGTGGCGTATTGGTTCGCCAGACTCTCGCAGGCCCGCGCCGCGGCGTAGTTGACCGTTGGGGTCTGGGCGATGAGGTAACTCAGTTCCTCGTCCGCGAGGAGCACTGAATCCGCAGTCGAGGTCTGGCCGCAGAGGAATCGGACGGCATCCCCGTTGGAGTTGGACGGGTCGCCGCTATAGCTCCACGTCACCGGGTTTCACTCCTGACCGGCGGCCCGTGCCAGACCCAGGCCCCACCCCAGCAGTACGTCATGGAATGGCCGACACGAAGCAGTCGGCCGCGATCCCGCTGACTAGGGCAGTACTCTCCACACGCAGGAAGTTGAACATGAGCGCCACGGTCGAAGCCAGTTGCGTGGCTTGGTTCGTACTGGTGCGGGTCACCAGCGTCGTGGTGTGCGCCGTCGAGATGTCCCCGCTCGTTGGGGCCAATGCCCCGCGCACCGTCAGCCGGTTCCCCGCACTCGTCTTGATGGCCCCCGCCGCCGTAAACCGGGCCTTGAAGTACATCCGATTGGCCAAGGCCGGCCCGAGATGATGCCAGGCCGTGGCCGTTTCCGCCGCGGCCGTGGTCCCGGTCAATGTTGCGAGGGCGTGCGGCCCCCAGGTCGTGATGACGCGATCCTTCGCCATGTTACTCCTCCGGGGTCGTGACCCCAGTCGGCAACCCCTTGTGGCTATCCGGGACTGGGACACGCCCCGGTCCGGGTTCACCCGGATCACCCGGCATATGACTCTTGAGAATCCAGTCTATGCAGTTGATCGCGCCCGTGAGTTCGTGGTGGGCAGCCTTGGCCTGTTCAATGGCCCCATCGGCTTCACCGCGCCGCCGGCTCATCTCGTTGCGATAGGATTGGGCCCGCTTGCGGAAATACCCGCCCTGCTTCTCCCCATATGGGAAAGCGCACTTCAAAAGATCAGACTGGTCGGGGATGTATACCTTGATCCCCGCCCCCAGTGCGATGCCGATAAACATCTCACAAGAAGGGCGCTGCCAGCCGTACTCCGAGCCCGGCCCGCCGGCCATCATCATGTCCACACCGAACACGCCGATCTCGGAACCTTCCGAGGCACGTCCTCCAGGGATAGGCACCAACTCCATGATGGCGTGACCAAGCATCCAACTGATGGAATTGGTGAAGTAGGTATTGGGCCGGGTCATAAAGTGCCCAAAGTATTCGTACATCGCCTTCTTGTTGAGAACGCTAGCGCCGGGCAACTCCGGTCGCGCCTCAAGGAGATAGAGCCGCATTCCCTTGGCGGACCATTCCTTGAGCCAGGGAACGTGGTTCGGGTCCCGGGGATGGGGCGGCCCAGCCCGGAAATCCGTCGGGCTATCCGGCCGCAACCCCTGTTCCGTCCACTCGTGGATCTGGAACCACCGGAGCCGGTCGAGCGTCAGCCCGTCCGGCAACTCGTGGTAGAGATCGTTCAGGCCCCAGATTTCCCACTCGTCCATGAGGAAGGGGGCCTGGTTCCGATGCTCCGTATAGCCCATGATGGCGATCTTTGATCGCCGCGTCACGGGTTCCGGGGGCAGCAAGTTCTTGATGCGGTTGGGACCGCGACGCCGCTTGGGGGTGGGTGCGCCACCCCCGTTGGGTTCCGCGTCGCTGACGACGGTTTCCGGTACTACGGGCTGAACAGGGCCTCGCATCGGCCTTGCTCCTTTCGGGAAAAGGTTACGCGGTGCTGTAGGCGATACTCGCGTTGGGACTGATGGCCCAAACCGCCGAACTCAGGGCGTGGCACACCAAGCTTTCGTGGTCGTGGTCGAACTGCGCCACGTTCTTGAGACCACCCGTGGTGGCAAAGTTGGTGGCGTTCGATGTGCTGGCAAACACCTTCTGGATCGCGCCCGTTGCCCCATCGTTGCAGTACAGCGTCAACCGCTGGCCCGCCATCGGCGGGGGCATGCGCCACGACTTCGCCGCCGTCGCGCCGAAGGATACCACGCCTTCCGTCGGGAACTTGACCGCCGTCGAGGTCACCGTGGTCACCCCGTCGCGAGCAGACGCCACCACCTCGAAGATCGAGGTAGTGCGTCCCATGAGGGTGATGGTCTGATTGTCCCCGGAGAAGATGAGACTCGTCCGGGTGCCTGCCGGGGAAATGAAGCTATTGGTCGAGGAGGTCTTGACGGTCTGCAATGCCCCCCCGGCCGCATCATTACAGTAGAGCGTCACGCTCTGCCCAGGTTCCGCGTTCTTCATGCGCCACGTCTTGGCGGCGCTGGAACCGAACGACACCATGCCCCAGTTGGGGAGCACGGTCGCCGTGGAGGTGACGGAATGCACTTGTACCTTGGCACCATAGCCCAGCAGGGCGCCCTTACCGACGTACCGACCCTTAGCCATTGCTGGCCTCCGGGAGAGGATGTTTGCGTGGACGGCCCCGCTTGCGCTTGGCCGGAATAGCGGGCGGGGCCTCGGAAACCGCTGTGCCGATTGCTGGCGCCACGGGGGCCACATCACCCGCCATCACCGCTTCCCCTTCGTCCTGCACGACCCGACGGGTACTCAGCAGCGCCCGCCGGGTCCGTTCCCGCAGATCCGGCCAGAGCCCATCCACGGCCTGACCGGGCTGAATGTCATGGCCCGCTAACTGCATGGCCCGGGTCGCCAGGAGCGCCATTAATCCACCACGTCGGCGTTGAAGCAGCCCAAGGCGGCGGACACCACCTTGTGATCGTACCAGAGGCCGCCCCGGATCACATCGGACTTGATCTTGTCCTCCCGGTAGCGGTCGAACTCCAGGCCCATGTTGTTCCCGGTGCCGCGCCAAGTGAACGTGTACCCGGCAGACGGAACTTCCAGGCCCGGCCGAGGAGCCGCGTACACCAGCATGGCCGCATCCTCGTCAGCCACGAAGTCGTAACTCGGCGTGATACCTTCCGCCGCCGTGTTCCGGGTAGCATTGGCAACGAAGACCCGCTCAAGCTCGAACAACTGCGCCAAGGTCTGGCGGTTCACGATGGCCGGATTTCCCGGACCGGCCGAGTACTTGATCCGGTCGATCACGTCTGGGTGCTCAGTGAGGCGGTCGAAGGTGAGCCGGCCGAAGACGCCGGTATTCATCTCCTGGCCGGTATTCTCCCGGACCGTCCGCTTGCTACCCTTGACGTCACTCACGGGATCGGAGTTCGCATCACTCCACTTCCCGTTAGTGAGTGTGATAGAGTTATCCCAGATGCTGGCCGCGAAGAACGAGGAAACAAAGTTG